ATCGATGATTTCACCAGTTGATGCATTATACTGTTGATGTTGTCCTAACAAGTATACATTTTCTATGTCATTGCAACTGATTAGTTTATCATTACCTTCTTTCATTTCAAATGCCCAATACTTCATTCATCATCACCGCCCCAATATGGGTCTAGACTGTCGTTGGGTATCATACCCCAACTGTTCTTCATTGAATTCTCAAAGGATACATGCTTTACAAAATCAGGGTTCTTCAAAAGAAGAAGAGGCTCATGCCAATCTCCATCTGCTTGTGCCTGTCTAATTGCTTCATGCATCTGCTCTGCTTTATCATCAGGTAGTTCGACCCAATAGATTAGAGCGTGTCTGTGTCTGTTTGCCCTCGCTCTGAATGAGAAGTTAGTAGGTGCTTTACCCATCTCTCCTGTTTCTTGGAATGACTCTAAGCCATGACAATCTGCTATACCGCAGTATGTCTTCCATGTACTTTCTGTAATCATTCCTTTCCACCTTCTTCTATTGTTCTCATTATCTTCTTCTCAGCATATCCGTAGGATACATCCATGCCGAATCCTCTCTCATGCATTAGTTGCATGAGCATGACCATCCTATCTTCAATGTGATGTGGTGGGTCACATGGGTCTCCACTAATATCATACTGCAATGCTATGGTGTAGAACTTCTTACTCATTCTTCTTCACCTTCTAATACATCTTCTGCGGCCTTAACCCACTCAGGCTTATCCTCTGTTTCAGGATGTTGTTGATACAAGGCATACTGTACTTGCTTTGCAATCTCGCTATTACAATCATAAGAGATAAACTGGTTATCTCCAAGAACTGTTGCACTCTGCATCATTCCTCTCCATGAGTGGATGGTTTTCCAATCTGTTCCACTAAAGAACGCTCTACCGAATGGATGTGTGTGTATCCAACACTTCAATGGAATCTTCATACCACCTAGTTGTTCTTCTTGGTCTTTGAAACTAACAAAGCCAAACGTTCCTACACTAATATACAGGTCGTCTTTTGCATCTACTATTACTTGTACTTCTCTCGGTGAGTCAAAAGCCTCAAGAGACTTATTCCAAATCACCGTGAAGAAGGCTTCTGTCTGAGGGTCGGGAAACGGATACACAAACTGTATCTTGTTAAATACAGTCTTGATGTCTTCTTTCCAATTCTCATCCTTTATTTCTAATCCTTTTATTCCTTCATTTTCATATTCTGTTTCATCTGTTTTCATTTATATTCCTCCCATTTGTTTTACTCTCATATCTGCTTCATTTTCAAATTCATGATATGCTCTATGACCTGCGATAAATCCACCCGCATGTCTCTTTGTTCCTAAGAACTCTTCACCGCAAACAGGACAAACGACCTTTACAATCATTGCCTGTTTGTAGTATCCATCTGTTGATATTACTGTCAACATGTGGCCTATGTCTTCTTCGCTTATGTCATCTATATTTTCATCTTCCTTTGTCATGCTTTCACCTTCATATAATGTCGAAGTGATTTGATTGGTCTTGGTGGGACTAATCGAGGTTCTTCAACTGTTACCTCTACTTCTTCTATTTCCTTCTGTACCTTCTTGATGTCTATTCCTTTTCGTAAGGGGAGCAGTACACTTCTTCTATACTGTTCCTTCCACATCACTTGAACACATTCATTGCAGAACCTTCTACTATCTGCCAAGTGTTCGGGAACAGGCTCATCCTCTTTACCACAAAGAGTCTTTCCTAATATTGAGAAGCAGATGTATTTCATTCTCCTTTCTCCTTGTAGGCAGGATGCTTCTTTGGCAACCTGTGCAGTCTCTTCTCTATCTTGTTGTTAACAAATGATGCAATCTCATTGACACCATTCTTCCAACGCTTCTCTAACTCGCTATAATACTGGTCGCCTTTGTGTTGTAGCACCATCCTCTCTTCTAATTCTGTTAAGTCTATCCTGTCCATAATGTACTTCAGGACTTCATACTCAACATGTATCTTTGAACTCGCTCTCATTTCATCACCACCCATCTACAACATTCATCTGTCTTTATTCTTAATTCATTTATTTCCATTCCACAATTTTCACATTTCATTCATCTTCACTCCTACATTTTTTACATGATAGATTCTGTTTACATCTACCACAAATTACAGTTGACTCCTTCAAGGGGTAGAATGCTCCCGCACTACTCAACTCTCCCAAGAAAGTCTCTAACGGGAAATGACATTCACATTCCTTGCAGTCACAATTCATATATTCAACACCATCTTATCGATGACATCATCATTGTTGTTGAACCATTTCTGAATCCACTGTGTAGCAACACCTGCGATTGCTATATTCATACAGTCGATTCCTTTTGAACTACCATCCCAATCTGTTGATTGACAAGAGAATGAACCCTCTTGACCCGCAAGAAAAGCATTCATTAGTTTAGGGTCTGTCTTGTAAGAAATCAACGCTGCATTACGGCCTTGCGCTCGCAAATCTAGCCACTTCAACTTAGCATCTGACCCGAAGCCCTGCTGATACAACAACCGCCTCACAGCAAGGTTATCTGCACAACAGATTACCAAGTGAAAACCTTGTAATTGCTTTGCAGTTAGAACTCGGTAGGGTTCATCGGCTACTGTTCCTCTAGAATCAGTGTCCCATATTCTGTCAGACAATACTCTTGCTTTGTTCTCTCCAATATCACTCGTTGTGAAGTTCTGATAACCAACGTTCTTCTTCTCTACCCCATCATCATCGTAAACTGTTATCTTATATCCTAGTCTTTGGAGGAACTGAGTTAGAAAACTACCTATTCCTCCTGCTCCAATTATCATTACTCTTCTATTTATCATATTCATCACCTATATCTAATACTCCATCATTTATTTGTTGTTGTTGATAATTATGCCAAGCATCAATTATCTCGTTTGTTATTCCATCCATTGTCGCTCCGACAACAGATATTGCGTCTTCTAGCACAGTTCTCCTAACAACATTCTTCAACTGTGGTAGACTTTCATACTCTTCAATAAACTTACTGAAGTGGTATTGCATTTTCTTTAGTGTTTCAATTAACTCTTCCATCTTAATACGCTCCATTTGTAAAATCAGATACAGACATTTCATACAACTCTTCTTTAGATAAACCAAAGAATCGCCTCATTTCTCTTATCTGTTCTCTTATTCCCATTTCAGAAGAAGTGTTTCCTGATGACTTCACCAACTGCTTCTGAGTTACTCCGTATTTTCCCATTTTCCCTGCTAACCATAGTGCGGCAACTATCTTGTTAGGGGAGAAACGGATGTTCTGCTCTTTGTAGAACCTTTCTAGGTACTGAATAATATCAAGAGCATCAGGACGATACCCATCAGGTATGTTATCCAACCTATCAATAATACCAGTTGCATTACGCATTGCATTCTCTTGTGAGAATACATAGGACTTTCTGAAATGTCTCGCTATTCTTTTAGCCCAACGTGATATGTACTTGCTTTCTACCATAGAATACTTACTGTGTGTTCTAATATTCAATGGTATATCGCTCTCTTTGAGAATATAGAATGTTAATGCTGCTGCTCTTTGTTCCACAGAACATCCTCTAAACACATGTTCAGCCTTTAATGACCTCAGATATACTCCTACTTTATCTCTGATTGGTTTACTAGCACTGTAATTAGAAAGAATCATGTTACATAATGTGATTGTTCTTCTATCCGCATCTGAAAGGGAGGCAGCATACACGTTATGGTTTCTCATTCTATACATCTGATTAGATTTATAGTTTGAGTTAGTCTCAATAATAAGAGAACCTAACCTTTTGGTTGGTTCATATGTTCCTGTGAAGTGACCAGTTCCATCACGCATTATAGTGGTAGTCTCCTCAAATGGTCTGACAACTTGCACCAAGCCACAATCATCACAGACATTCTCACCCAACGAATCATTGAAAGTCCAGTCAAACCCTTCACACTCAGGACACTTTACTGACACTATCTCCATGTTAACTTCTCCGTGAATTTTGCTTTCTTTAATTGTCTATCAGGGATACGGAAACTAGACCGTCCTATATCCCTCAATGTAGAAACCATTGATTTAGCGACTGTATCGCTCTTCAACAACATTGCTCTTGTTGCTATTTGGTCGCCAACCACATTCTTACCATTAATATCATCGATACAGAATGGGCCATTTACTGTGTCTTTGCTTTGGAAGAACAATGCCTTACATCGTTGTGTTCCTGAACTTCTGCTATTTGGATACACCAACCAATCTCCTAGACTACCCTTTACATGCATTGCAAAGTTAAGAGTATTCGACTTCTCGGCTATGTTCATTGTTGAGAATGGTTCTTTACGCAAGTCAACAAGAGTGAACTCATCATAGTTCTTATCCATATCTTGTAGGAGATGGAATGCTCTCTCTTCGACTATTACATCTGTCCTGTTTTGCATAAGCCACGCTTTCATTAGTGCCTCTTGGTCATCAGTTGCATGGTTGCTGAACATATTGAACCATAGATTAGACGGACTGATATTAGCCCACTTCCTAGACCTCTTTGAATTGTGTCTGTAACAGTCAATGAAAGTGTTTGCATCATCAAGAGAAAGAGAACCCCAAACATTCTCTGAGACTTCAAACGCAACCTCATCTCTACTGATGAGCGTAGTGTTAATCTTAACATTGTGCTGAGTTCCATCAACAAACAACCAGTAAGGTGTTCTGTTTTCTAGAGCATACAATACGTTAGCAGAGTATGTGACGTTTCTCTCAATATAAGCATTCATTGCTTGAGCATCACGGTTATGCGCTCCGAAGGCAATAATCTTCGCAAGAGCGATAGCAATGTCATTCTGATTCTTCTTCACACCATTCATAAAGATAGAACTACCATCTTTCCTCAACATAACTGAAGAGTCGCCGTTACTGTAACGGAAGGTAATCCATGTCATCTCATTGGATTTAGCATTATCATGAGTTCTTACGAATAAGTCATACATCCTATATGCAAATATGTTCCAGTATCTGTTCTCATGAAAGGTCTTTTTAGAACTACTGCTTCTACCTGCATTAAAGGTAATTTCACCAAAATGGTTCTTGTCTCTTCTAGAAAGACTGTAACGTAAATCACGATTAGTCTTACATAAGAACGAACTAGTTTCATTAGTAATTTCTCTATCGGTTCTCACTCTTGGTAGCATCACTTTTATTTTCATTTTCATCACCATTTCTTTTGTAGTACATTTTCTTATTGTACAATGAGTATAACTCATCTGTTGTTAAATCAGAATAACCCATACGGATATAATATCTGATTCGATTAAGGACTAGAGTTGATGGGTATTTTCTTCCCATTGACCTAGTTCTTTCGTAGAATCCTGCGATGCTTTCCTTTGCACCATTGTTATTCATACTACGAATAACTTCATCTTCTATTGCTAGAATTTCCACTCTTCTCATATTTCACAAACTCCACCTGCACAAGCAAGTTCTCCCTGCAAGTCGGTGTTGTCTTCTGTCTCGACTACTTCTGTGAGTTCTATCTCTGTCAGAAGTTCAAGCATTGTTTCATATTGCTTCTTGCTAATAGGTTCGTGCGGTGCTTGCTTGTAGACACCACCATCGAACGGTAGAACAGATAGTCCATTGTAGAAATCTCTGTTCTTCCACATCCAGTTTCTAACATCCTCCCATTCATCCTCACGGATGTTGACAGTTGCAGAAACGTTGTGAGTATTGACACCTCTTCTGTGTCCTGTTACTACCCAATCCACTGATACTCGCTTTACTCTCTCAAGCATTTCTAGTGCTGATTCTTCTCTTGTTATTGAAGTGCCAGCAGGAGTCTTCTGTGGTATTGATATGATAGCCTGACTAGGATTATGATAATCATCTTCCACCAAATCAGGAAACTTAGTTATCAAGTAGTCATAGATTGCCTCTGTTTTAAGAACTCTGATTCTCCTAATGTAATATTCAGACCACCAAGCATGTATGCCTGATGATGTTCCCATAACTAGACTGGTAGTACCCGCAGGTTTGACACATGTAATTCTTGCTGCTGTGTTAATACCTAACGCATTAGCAAAGAACTCATTAGTGCTTCTTGCTTTATTCGCAGCAGATTCCATATCTAAATCTAGAACTCTACCACTTGCAATCCCTGTCATTGACACACCAAGCAGTGCGTCTTTCTCTGAAGTCTTCTTCCATACTTCTCTGAGATAATGGAAGTCTGTGTAAGAGGCTTGCATTGTTCCTAAGAATGTAGCATGTTCAACTCTCTTGTTTAAGTCAGACTGACTAGTGATATTAGACACGTTTACTTCTGTTAAGTTACAGAACTGATATGGCCTAAGTGCTATCTCACAACAAGGGTTAGTTCCCCAATCCTTATCATTACTGAAATAGAATCCGGGTTCTCCTGAACCTGAGTCTTGAACTCTCTTCCATAGATTATTGAAGAAGTCTCTCTTGATTCTGTGTCTTAGTAGAACCACTGAATTGTTCGCTCTTGCTCTTTGTGGATTAGTGTCCCAAAACTGTCCTGATTTTGAAGTAATCATTTCATCATCATCTGCACTGAACAAACTGATTAGTGCTGCTCTACGAATGCCACCTGCTAATACTGCATCTGCAATATAACACACAATATCATGTGCTTCTAACGTAGATAACTTGTCTCCATTGTTCTTGTTGGCTAGTATGCCTTCGACCTTAACTAAACATTCTTTCAATGGTTGTGGGCCGGGTGCTTTTCCACCACTAGTTTTCAATGGGCTTCCCTTTGGTCTAATGTCTGAGTAGTCAAATCTAACTGTCGTTGCTCTCTTACCAATGTATGATTCAAACAATACCTTGACAGCATCTGCCCAACCCTCTATTGAATCAGCAACTAGATGTCGATAAGTTCTCTTTGGATTAGGTAGTCTAATCTCAGGTAACTTGTCCACATGATGTCTCTGTACTGAATAACCTACTCCTGTTCCTCCAAGCAATAGAAACATTGCTTCTGAAAACGACAGGTAATGGTCAATAGGCATGTAGGCACAATTGTAAACACGGTTAGGTGATAGTTCAATTGGCTTTCCTGCGAATTGCATTGACCTCATAGAAGGTAATATCTTCTTAGGGATAACATAGTTGTCGTATGTTTCGTGAATCTTATTGTAAATAATCTGCTTAGTCTCAGTTGGTAAATCTCTACCTCTTACTGAGTCAAGATGCATTTGCATGTTTCTATTGCAAATCTCTTCCCATGTTTCTTTTCTCTGTTCTGCTTCTTTCCACTTTGCATACTTCATATGCACAGTGATATCTGATAATATCTCTTGTTGTAATTCCATTTTATTCATCTCCTTTCTGAGTTTTAAAGATAGGCGTTGCACCTACCCGGCAGTCAAACTACTACTGCTAAGACTATCTGCGTTCTCAGAAGCCGCCAATGACTGCTTCTTGTAAACGAACTTCAGTGACTTCTTCCCAATTAACTTCGGGGATGTTCTCCCTCATTATCATATCACCATCGACAAACACCCAATGTGTAGGGTGGTCGGTTATCTGCTCGATAACACTGGTGGCATTCACTATCATTTCCGTGTGTCCTCTTTCATTTGCTATATACAATTTCATTTTCATTTCCTCCGTTTTTTTTGTTTTACTTGTTTGCATTCTGTTCTTTAACAGTCTGCATCTCTTGAATCCTTCCGGTCAAGATGTTTATTGTTTGCTCGTAGTGTTGGCACAGACCAATGTAATTGTTGGCTGTGTTCACTAGAGTCTGAATGTTAGCATTGTTCTGCAAGAGCAACTGCTCTAGTTCTGCAATCCTAGCATCTTTTGCGTCTATCTTCGTTTCTTCCTTTTTTGTTTCTTTCTTTTTTGTCATATTGTTTCCTCCTTTAGTTCATCAATTAATGCAGATACTTCACCTTTTGTTAATACAGTAAAGTCTCCTTCATACCCCAAAGCCCGCAGGTAATTCACCTGACGCTCAGTGGGCTTATCATTGTAGCGACTCACTATTGTTTTCAGTTTTAATATCTGCCGTTGTGAGAGTTCTCTTCTCCTGATAATTCTACTTTCCATGTCTGTTAAGAATCGCTTCTCCCATTCATTAATTCCCATGTCAGATTTAAACACAGGAATATCAAAATACTTGCATGACTCAACAAACTCATGTTCTTTCTTTTCCCGAAGAACACTATTCCTAATCTGAATCTGCTTTCGATACTCTGCATTCTTCAATTGCTGAGTCTCAATCCTTTCATCCTCTTCTGCAACAGTTGCCTTGTGTCTATCAATCAACATGTGAAAGATATCCAAATCAGACATTAGTTTCTCGTTCGGAAAACCCTTTGTGTGTATCTGAGCCTTCGGATTATCAGGATGATTCCATCGCCAAACAATTGATGCCATCTCGTAATCACTAGTACCTAGTTGACCTCGACCCTTCTTACGAATCTTAGTCTCATCGATACTTATTCCTAGTGATTGGTCAAACGTTTTACGCCCGCTTCTGCGAACATTCACTCTCAAGTCCAACTCCTTTATCTCATTGAATCTTCTCTCAAATTCTTCACCGTTATGTCTCCACCAAGCATCTTTCATCAACGCAGAAACACGAACATCAATCCATTCCTGAATCATGTCTTCTGTAATTGCATCTGCACTGATACCTGTCTCTTCTACAATCGCTCTGAGAATCATGTAGGAGTTGATGTGGTCTGAACCAACACACTCTCTAACACCAGTCTCAGTATTATGTATCTCAAAATGGTAGACAATACGATGACTACACAAACACTGGTTAGGATGATTCAATGCCCAATCAGGTCTTGGAGTTCCAATACCTTGCCACCAAACTTCTCCTGTTGCAATCCACTCATGCTTTGCATCATCATAGTTGTCTGCGACAGAAAGTGCAGTCATGTTCTGCCTTAGTTTCCTGTCCCATCTACCTTCGCCTAATTCTCTTTTTGCTGTAATATATTCATCATTCATTTTTATTCACCTACATACTCTTTCATGGAACATGCTTTGCAGTAAACACCTTTTCCGGTGTAGGACTTCCATAATACTCCCATCCTCCTACAATTAGCACATCTTCCAATCTCTTTACTCATGCTCATCAGTTCTATCCATTAATTCATAACTTCTCTGCTCTGCTAAGAAAGCAGTAAGAAGTTCGTTTATTTTACCAAACAGTGCCTCTGCACAACCACCGATGGTCTTACGATGTAGTGATAGCCAAACTCTATGTTCTGCATTCAGAACCACTTTCGGTATATCGTTCTCATCCATCGTTATGATTATCGGTGGCATTGTCGGGTCATTTACTAATCTAAATTCTACCATATCCATTTCTTCACCTCCAAGGGTATCCTTGTCTGTCTGTCTCTTCTAACATTTCTAGAGACTTTTCATGTCCTGCTCTCCAAAACACTCTTCGCCAGTGTGCAGGGTCTTTCATGATGTCCGGCTTCTTACCGAACAACAATGCGTCTTTCATATCATTCATTTTTATTTTCATTATTTCTATTACTTCTTTCATTTTTCATACCTCCCATTAAATTCGTCTTTGGGAATCAACGCTTGAAACAAACCACCAATTGACTTGGCGATTGTCATCAAGATTCTTTCTACTCTCTTCTTCTTTAGTATCTCAAGATACACACGTTCCTTTCTTAGTAGAAAGTTGATGCTCGGCGTTCCAGCCAGTTTTATGATGCTCTCATAGGTTTCACCGTAGTACATCTTAGTAACATCTAGAGTACAATTAGTTAAATCGTTATACTCATCTTCAAGAGTTTTTCTCTTCCATATTTTCATTATTATATTCATATTGTTCACCATTATTATTATGTTTGAATCTCTTAATCATATCATTCAAGTTATTCTTAGTTGTGGCTGTCATAAACTTCTGACCTCCACGCAGGAAAATCAGGATACTAAAGAAACGCTCAATGTGTTCGTGTTCTCTATTCCTGAATCTACCCATCAAAGGGTCATCCTCATCTAACGGTCTCCAAGTAAATGCTTGCATCTCTTCAATAGATACAATGCCGTTAGTAAATCGGATGTAGCCTTTCATTCTTCTTCAATTCCATGCAGTGCTAACCACTCGTCATAGTCAGGTTCACACAGACACAGACAAGGGACAGGTTCTTTCTCACCATCTGCGGTTTGTAAAACTGCCGTTCCTGTGTCATCACAAACATTACATGTTTCTTCTTTTCTAATTACTCTAATTATTCTCATATCAATCCCAACTGCTTCAGAAAAGCATTGCTTGTTTTGTCAAACTCTCTTGACTTAACTGAATGATGGTCAAGCGGCCACCAATCAGGTTTCTCTCTCTTTGTCCAATGAGCAAATCTCCATTTGTCATCAAGATAGTATTGCCTATACTTTTCGATTGTTGACATGTCATCGAAACCATCTGTCTTTCTACACTCCATGTGTGGAGAGATAGCAATAGCGAATGGTGTTAGACCATCATCAGGAAGAAGCATCTCGGCCTCATCCATCTGTGTCGAATATCTGTTCATCAGAACTTCGACCTTGTGAATCCTACCATACCTGTGAGTATACTCCCTGCACAGTGCATAGGTATGTTCACGCAACCATTGAAAGTTCTGTCTTGTTTCTCTCGCCCAAATAGTAGATGGGTGATTCAACATCACAGGCTTCCAACCTGCTTCCAAACCTAGATAGTCAACTATTGTGAAAAGCATCTGCAAACTTTCAGTCGGCATCTTGACTACATGCTTGTCCAACATTAGTTCGGCACTCTTTCTTGGGCTTTGGTCTAAAGTAAATATGTTCATTTTAATTGTCTCCTATTGTTAATTGAATGTAATTGCAGAGAAAGGTGAGAGCCACCACAGCCCTTTGTTGCTAACAATGTTTTTGCCCAACATCATATCTCTTTCGAGGTGCTTCACCTTTTTTATTCGCAGCAAACTCTGCTCTTGCCAACAGTGTGAGTGAAGGCTGTGAGTGTGTTATCGGAAAAATGCATGAGGGAGATGAGTCTCAACACTGCTATTGATTTGCATTTTTTACCACAGTAAACCGATGTTTGAATGGGAGGGGGGAAGAAGGTCAGTCCTATGCCTTTACCTACGGGTAGGGAACTGCTCAGTGGTAGAACACTAAGCCAATTTATTGATTATGTAACCGAATTAACCTGCTTTATTTTTTATAGCGCAAAGCCATTCAATTGTTCCACGACTTGGAATTTAACACACCGCTTCTCAAATGAGTACAGTGAACCAAGCCTTATCGAACGAACTCGTTTTTCACAACTACTAGTCTCTTCGCTAGATTTGACGTTTGTTGTTTCTGTTACAACCCTAGTATCTTTCCTTCTAATTATTCGGAAACCCCCGAATCTCCATGCTCCCCGAAATCCCGCTAAGGACTTCTTGGTTCTACGAGCATTGGTGGAGTGTGATTTACTTATCTTCTTGAGACAAGTAGTAATGTCAGATAACCTATCAAATCCATTATGATATCGTCATCTGATTCTAGTGAGTCATTACCTTGAACAAGTCTGTTTAACTTGTCATCGATTCTGACTTTGATTTGTTCTTCTTGGTCTGCATGAGAAAAGAACCTACTAGGATTCAACACTGAATCACCATACTGTCTGTTCTTCTGAAGAAGCATTCTCTTCATCTCTTCACACACATCAGCAATCTTCTGCTGTGAATCTGTCATGGCATCTTCTGCTTTGCTTGGTGTCTTTGCACCCCAATTTGTTTTTTCTTCTGTCATATTAGTTCCAACCTGTTTATGCTTTTATTGTTTATTATCGAATATTCTCAGGCTCTGATAAAATCAAACTTTAGAGCAGTGTAGCGTTTTTGCTCTATTTTATCATTTTATCAATTTTATCAGGGTCTCCATAGGAGAGAGAGAGAAGAAGATATGAAACATAGTAGTAGTAGTAGAGATGATGATAATAATGATAATATGATAATATTAATTATAATCATTAATTCTACACTGTTTAGCCACATTTCAATTTTCTCACTCAATGAGAATATCGAGAATATATGAAAATAATAGAAATTGTTGTAATTACACTACGATATGTAGTATGTATATATGGGATAAGATATCCATATGACATATATGATATACTATACATATAGGGAATGCAAATTACACTCTATCTATCGTCAGTAGTTTTTGGTATTAATAAATAAGGACAACTAGCGATTGTCTAACAAAAGCGGGTATAGAAACTACTGCACAAATAAGAGACTGTCCGTGAAATATCACTGGTGAGTCTCAACGACCATATACCGTTTCATCACCTTATAAAGAATCCTCCACCCCACTAGACCACCGCAAAAACTGCTGTCATGCGTAAAGTCTGATTTTAACACAACCATATGGTTAGACAACTTTGCTCGCTCTAACCTCATAAGGTGATGGATTTGTGTAAGGTCATGCCACTAATAGTAGGAATAGTAAACGGAATAGAGAAGGGCTTCAGCGAAAGCGAGATACAGTTAGTTAATGGATTTGGATTTGGTCTATTAGCACAGAATGCAGGTGTTGGAAGCATGAGTGTTAGATATGGAGGAGCAAAAATCACTCCTGAAGAGTTCAGACGCAGAATGCTACTATGTAATTTCGCTAATGAGATATACAAGATGAGTGCTTTTTATGAAACAATGACTCTTGAGTTCTGTCAGAGATTGATGGATGCTGATTGGTCATGCAACGTGAGTACATACGACAAGCGGAAGTTTAACAGTGAATACAAGAACTGGTTAGTCAGATTAAATCAGTTAGAGTTCGATGCGTTTGAAAGAGCGATGCAAAGAGGTGAAGAAGAATGAAGATAGTAAGTTGGTTTATTGAAGCAATGCTTGAGAATGGTGAGTCGATACAACTAGCAGACATACCTGATGATGTCGCTAGTGTAGTTGATGAATGGTTATCAGAATTGGAGAGTGATTAAATGGAATACGAAATGGAATGTGAAGGATGTAAGAAAGAAGTAAGAATTACAGGTGCTTATCTTGGACTTATTGAAGATGCATGGTGCGAGTGCTGTGGTTGGGAAGGTGAGAATCTTGATTCTTAAGATGAGAGTTGAAACTGATGAATATACATGGGAGTTGTGGGAATGAGCAACTACCCCGATGGAATGACTTCTGCTGACCATGCCTACCTTGATGGATACAGTGGGTGTTTGCATGAATCTACCAGTGTCGAGGATGTTAGAGTTAGAGTCAGAATACCCATGCGTATCCATTACAGACGAAAAGGCGATTACATCGAGGTGGATGACTACGAGTTTGAAGCCTACTTCACCTGTGATAAATGCAGTGCAGGTAAGTGGCTGTCAGTTGATGTTGACTCGTATGTTGAGGACTTAGACTGTCAAGGTGATGACTTAGAAGATTAAAACGCCACCCTTCGGGGTGTGCCGTTTCACTTTACAAAGTCCCCCACCATATGGTAGGCATACTTTCGTGAGCATACCTCATAAGGTGATGGTTTTCATTAAGGTCATGAAACAGAATGTAAATGAACACCAGTTTCTTGATGCGTTTATGAAAATACGACCCGACAACTTCAGCAGGGACGGTCTTTATTCCCTATATGATTATTTAATTGAGTTAGAAGAGGATATAGGTGAGGAGATAGAACTTGATGTCATCGCTATATGTTGCGACTTCAGCGAATACAAAGACCTCAAGGAAATAAGCGAGGCATACGGTAAAGAATACAAAGACCTTGAAGAACTCAGCGAATGGACTCAAGTTATAGAATGCAACAACTCTTTGATAATTCAAGACTTTTAAACTCACGGCTCGTTAATCGAGTATAATGGGCAGGTTAAGAACGGCAGATATGAAAGAAGCCTCTCATTAACGAGTTATTGAATGAGGGGGCAGTCCTTGCGGGCTGTCCTCTCTACCCCTTGAGGTGACTAGTACAAAGTTCCCACCATATGGTAGTGAAACTTTGTCAAAACTACCTCATAAGGTGATGGTTCTCCGTAGGGTTGTAGTCGTAGAGGTGCGATACACACTTAAATGGAGATGAAAAGAATGGCAATGGAAAATTGGAATGAATTTAGCGAGACCGTAGTTAACTACGTTGAAACACTGACCGCCCCTGAAGATAAGTTTACTGCTGAGATGGCAAGTAACTTCATCGTACAGGGTACAAAAGACCCTAGACAGCAAGTAAGGCTATCTAGAACAATCAAGGATATCCTATCACAATACACGGATTCACCTTTGAACGGCCGAAGAGCATCAAGCAGAGCAACAGGAGTTGCAAGGCTATCTGATGAACTTCAAGCAATTTGGTCTGACACTGTAAGCATGGAGACAGTTGATGGTATCACTACCATTACTCTTGGTGCTAACGCATACGATTATCACACAACCTTCTCAGGCCGTAAGGATGAGAATGGTAACCCTCTAGAATCATGGGGAAGTAATGAGAACATGGTCGCTCATACATTAATGAGCAAACTTGAGGCGGGCTTCGTGTCTGCTCACAAGGGGGACAACTGATTAGGTAGTCCTGCACCTCTGCGACCACCCTTAGACTGATTTATCAGTCTTTGAGGTGAGTCTTGAGACAAAGTTTGACCACCATATGGTAGGACAACTTTCGTAGAGCGCAGCGACCTACCTCATAAGGTGATGAGTTTGTGTATAGTCATGGAAGCCCAACAAGTACCCATACAAATGCCCGCCTATGAAATCGAACTAGGTCAAGCCAAATCAGGCTCTGACCACGTTCTTATTATCAAGAGCCTCAAGGTTCGTGGTGATGACCTATCTTTAGTGATAGCAGAATTGAAAGCAGGACTTTCAAACATACAGGAGTTGATTGAATGAGTTACATACACACAAGAACAGTAGAAATAGAGTATGATTTCGGGTTCTCCTCATCTGAGAAAGACCTACTACATCTAGCATTGAAGAATGTCGGAATAGTCAACATGGGTAAGTATGATGATGTTATAGAAGACATCCAATACGAAGAGAAGGAAGTAATCGATAAGAAATATATATACAAAATCATAACAGACAAGGGTGTATCTCTTACATTCACAAGCATGAGTACAGCAGATAAAGTAAAAGAGCAATACAATGAGCAAGGTGTTGATTATACATCTGAGGATATCAAAGTTGAAACAACAAGAATGTCTACTCCATCTTGGAGAGGCGAGTGTCTAATGTTAGAAGGTGTTCCTCATGAACTTTCATGGAGAGCCAACAAGCATGTTATCACTACTAACGATGTAGGTGAGACAGATGTATCACTATCAGTGTTCTTCACTTGTTATTCGTTCTCTTCGACCTTGAAGTTCGTTGTTGAGTTCCCTACTGACAAGGTTCAGAAGGATTCAGTGCTTGAAGAACAACTCGTTAACTTACCCACACCTTTGATGGGTAGAATACAGGCATTGTTTGAGGATACTGTTTCATCAGAGTCCTTTGATAAGACAATAGGAGAACCAATGATTGAATGTATGTTCAACGTTGTCTCAAACCACTCCTCTGAATGCAAGCCATCAACGATAGCAATGCTTAGAGAAGCAAGAGAAAAAGCCTCTTCGGAAGAAGAGTGAACGTAAACGAGGAGCGACTACAATAGTGGTGTAGTCCTAAACCCGTAACCAAACGAGTTGAAATAAACTCAGAAAGATGGGCAATCCTCGACCTACAACTCCACCCCTTAAGGGAACAATTGGGGATGATGAACAAACAGTAAGTTCGACATGCAAATATGTGCAGCAGCGTTATCAGTCTTAGATGAAGCCGGAATACACTCTAAGCAATGAATCGGATATGAATCCTTATCCATGCAACTACTGTCCCTGTTCTGACTCCTCAGTTAATGAGGTAGTATCGCTACGCTTTACAAAGTATATACTACCATATGGTAGCAGTTTACAAGTATTTTGAAACTGAGAGTATTTATACTTCGCAAGCGTTGACAATTTTATACTCTTAATAGAATATCCAACCATATGCCAAAATTTTTTTCCTGTTGCTTTTAACCTCTTGAGTTAAAATAATCTACTAGGGTGTTATCGGCTTGTCTGATATGGTCAAGGAGAATCACCTAAAAGGAAAGTTTGTAAAAAACGGCCCATTGTTAAATGCACGACTAAATACAACAGGAGATACAAATAAAAATACATTCTTGTGTAACAGTAGGCGTTTGTTAAATCCTTATCTTGGGAATGGAAACAAACAAGAAAAAATTAATTCGCTAGTAGTGAAAAAATTCCGGCCCATTTTCTGAAAAAAGAAGGGGATAAACATATTGCTACCTGTTAAAACCAATGATAAGGGTGAATGGTTCTCAGGCTTTTTGAGAGAGAGCGAAATTCAGGCTCGTTGGGGAGATAGTTTCCTGACTGCTTTAGAGAAGGGTTATCCTGAGCATATCTGTGATAACATGTATGTTATTGGGAAGTTCGTAGATGACCAAATTGTGGCCCACACCTCATTTGCTGATATGGGAACTTGGTACTTCATAGGCAATAACTATGTGAAGCCAGTTCACAGGAAGAAAGGCATTCTGAAGGAGATGGTATATCGTAGAAATCAGCGATTGTCTCATTATCCTAAGATTGCTATACTGAGGCCAATAGAAGAAACTAATTTAATCGAGTTAATTGGTTTTCTGTTAACTCTTGGTTATTCAGAAGTATTATCGTATGCCGATGTCTCGGATGTCATGCTAGAGTCCGAGTATGAGTTAATCTCAGATGAGGAACTATGGAGATGCGACTGATGAATTACACTACTAAGATTGATTTTGAGTTGCTATACAATCAAGGAAAGAGGTATTGGAAATGAGTTGGGAAGACGTAGTGAAAAGAAAGGGAACTATTCATTCCAAAGAGAATCCAAAAAACCCAAGAGAGATAACAGCAGAAGATTTAGAGGATAGAAAATTCACAGAGGCGAATATTAGAGAGTTTGACTTACAACCCGATGCGTTTAGTCCTCGTAGGCAAGCCTCAATAGGTCAAATGAGAACAGCACATTTTGATGTTTTAGAATTACTAAACGACTTAGAAGATTACACAGATGGGGATTTACAGCAAAATGAAAAATTATTGAAAGACACTACAACTAAGGAAATAGAGTCACTAATTGTAGGGTTAAACAAGGTAGCCGTCTTATTGGGAGATGTTCTATGAGTTGGTTCGATGTTCTAAAAATAGACCCTTTAGAATACAACATGCGAATGCGAGAAAGGATGGCAAGCAAAACTCCTGAAGTTCCTAAGACAGAAGCAGAGAAGGTTTGTGCCAAGTGTGGTTCTTCTAATTTCATGAGAGGCGATTTAGACCCTGAAGGAAGGGAAATTTGTGCTTTGTGCAAAAGACGGTTTTATTCTGATGCAGCAGCGACATCATAATTAACTTAGAGGGCATGGGATTAACGATGAGTGATTGGACAGACGTTCTAAAGGTAGTTCCTCAGTTCGGTGTAGCGGGTAACGAGCAGAAGATAAATCAGGAAATTGAAGTGTTCCAAGAGAAGCAGATAACTCCATTCGTTTCAAATATCATGGCTAATCTAAAACAGGGTCAACTTCCAGTTTTCAAGTTGCGGGTTGACAACAATGCTGCTAACAGTGGCCCTCAGGGAGACACGTTTATTGTTGGCCGAGACCAAATCAGAAGATTAGGAGGAGACCCCAATAGAATCAAGGCAAAGTTGCAAGAAGTTTTCAAGAGAGCAGGATACAAAGCAAAAGGCTCTTTCATGGGCAAGGACATAACTGTTCAAATTCCTAAGACTGCAATACGGACATCAACAGGGCAGCGTATGACTGACCCAAGACAATTGCAAGCAAGAGACTCAAGAAGTGGTTTCATGAACACACTTAGAAGACAAGGAAGAAAAATTAACCCATTCACTGCGGGGAAAGATAGAAGGGCAAGAGAGTTTATTCAAGACAACCCTCAATCTAATTTGGTACAGGGACAGTTCTAAACTTGGTTTTCTAAACTCATTAACAGAATGGTTTTAGAACAATGTTTATTGTCCACAGTGTATTCAGGAGGTTCAGGTTGTGTCATCAGTATCCGAATCTTCTTGGTTTAATATTTTGCGAATGGCTGGCGCAGTTACCACAACCTCCGGCGGAACAGCACCATTATTCAATGTAAAATACGGGGGAGGAAAGAAACGTGGTAAAAGGAAAAAAACCCGTAAGGAAGAAGACTCAACAGATAGAAGTGACACCGGAATTGGTCGTAGAATCTAAAGACCCTGATGCTATTCCTAACTTCTCAGAAGACTATGCTTCTTGGGCAGACGCTGCTGGAAAGTTCAAACTCAACATGGGTAGAACTGATACTAACATTCTAGAGTTCATTCAGAACATGGGAGTTAAATCAAGAACCTCATCAGACGGAACTCCTATGGATGTCAAAGCCCCCACACAAGAGTATATCGATAAGGCAAAGTTAGCAGGTAGCAAAAGATTTTTTTCAAAAGACCAAATTCAAGCAATAACAGATTTACAGAAGTATTTGGAGGATGCTAGGACAAACGCTCAGTCAAAGGTAAATCCTGCCAACATTAAATTTAACGATATTCGTTCTTACAACAAACAAGGTAAAGTTTTGACACGGAAACCAATCTATGGTGACTTTAGAACTCCAAAGTATGTGAAATATCAGAGAAGATATAAGGATAGGACAGTAGATAATGTTCCTCCTCATTGGTATAGCAAGAAACCCAAACAAGCAAGACCTCCTGTTTGGCAAGCATTGTTCGCTGATAAGATAGAGGATTTCAAACACCCTAGTTTACTAGCAATGTGTAATGACTTTATTGAAGCCATACCTAAAGTCGAGTTTGTCAACAAGCCTGAGAAGCCTCTTCGCTTGAGAGCGTTGGAAAGAGGAAGGAAGAAAGGCGTAGCAGCAAAATGGGTATATGAGAACATTAGTGAATTCAAAAATTGGTTTGATAGTAAGATGAACAATCCTGCTTACACAGTAAAAACAAGTGGTAATTTTGCTTCAAGAAAAGTCCATCGTGAATTAATAGACGAGGGAACTAAAAGAGCCAAGATACCTTTCAAGTTATCAGATGCAGAGTCAGTAAAGTTGCTTGAGTGGTTGGGTTCTTCTGTAAAGTTGGATTTAGATAATGCTTACCTCGACATATCAAGAAGGCAAATTGATAACATGGCAGAAATCGCTGGTTTCAAGAATAAGAAAACCGATGATGGAATAGAAAAGCAGGATTTTTCAGATTGGAGACAGATTGTAAAGGCGGTACAGTAAATGAAGTGTAGAGGAATTAGAAGAGTAGATGTAGATGACATGGCAATAGGTAGTTGTTGCCCATATTGTTTTAGAAATTGTTGGGCTGAGTGAGTATGATTACTAGAAAGCGTTGTCCTTTGTGTATGCATGAGGATAGGAGTCAACTTGAGGCTGATTTGGAATCATGGAATATCACAGCAGACGCTCTCGACCAAGAAATGAACTGGAAAAGTGGCACAACTGCCAAACATCAGAGGAATCACATGGGCGGATATGTCGATTCAGCAAATCCAAGTTGCAATATCTGCTCCAATCCAATGAGAGCAGAAATAGAATCAAGACTTCATGCCGGAGAAGTCACTCCTTCAGCAGTCGGAGAGATGGTTGGTTGCTCAGATGTCCAAGTCATGCGACATATGGAGAAACATCTTCAGCCAATTGTCCAACAATCTGCTGCGAACCTGATTGCAACTAGAGAAGTTGACGAAATCGAAACTCTGAGTGTGAATGTTCAGAGATTAGAGCAAAAAATTGATACGCTTTTTGCTGAAGACTCAACAGACCCGAAATATATCGACTCATTGACTAAATTAGCGAAGGAAGTTCGTGAGTCTCTGAAGTATTTGCTAGAATTTAAGGGCAAACTGGTACATAAGAGGCAAGACACTATCATCGTTCATCAGATGCAAGTCATCAAGGAGGTTCTAGCACAGAATCATCCTGAAGTTTGGTTGGATGTAAGAGACAAGATGCAGGAGAAGTTACAATGAGTTGGAAAAATATTCTTAAACAAGAAGAATTAGAAATTTTTTGGGATTCAAAAGATGGAAAGGCAAGTGCAGAAGTTTTCTATGCGGGTTATTGGGGAATTTTGTCTTTTCATCATGATGGAGAAGAAAGAAAGGGATTGGGAGAAAAATACCTAAGAGAACTGGTTGAATACTTGTTTTTAATAAAGGATGCAGACATAGAGGCCGATGGAACTTTACCCGATGCAGATGGATTTTGGGATAAAATGTTAGAGAAAGATATTATTGATTCAATTAGAAGAAGAGGACAGTAGGGGAAATTACAATGAGTTGGAAAAATATAATGAAGGGTAGTCAATTAAGAGAAACACATCAGCAATTGCAAGATTTAGCATTTGAGTTTGATGATATTGTTGATATATTGAAAGATATGGCTCATGAAGAAATACCAAAGACAAAGGATATGACTAATCCTGACCATGTTAGTGATGTCAGAGAGGCTCTAAAAAAAATCAAAGAAATGGATTTATTCAGGTTGAGGTGAAGTTACAATGAGTTGGCAAGACGTTCTGAAGGAAAAGAAAATCGAACCAAAGAAGGTGAAGCCTCAAGTTATGGGCTATAACGAAGAGAGAAAGAAGTTTCATCGAAAGAGAGAAGAGAAACTTCGCAGGGAGAAAGAATCTGCTAAGACTAAAGATGCTAATCTCTTCGATTTTGGAAAGCAGGAAGCAAAGGAGTTTCCAATTAAACCCAACACACCGACATTCAACATTTGGCAAGCAGCATCTAAGGATGATACTTGGGCAGATTACACGAAAGACGGTTTGACTTCTTCCCAAGTCCAATCTGTTCAGAAGGCAAAGAGACTTCTTCAAGGGGAAGTTGTGAACATCAGAGGAACAGACTTCAAACTATCAGACGCACCATTTTCTAATGTAGATGAGATGGTTAAGAGACTTGAAAATATACAACCAAAAAAAACTAAACTGACAGGAAAAAGAGCATCAGTTACAAAGAATGTCAAATCATTTATTGACACCAAAAATTATGAAGGACTTCTTACTATGTTAGAGGGAAGAGGTAAAGAGCGATATGCTGAAAAACTTTCCAATATTACACAAAGAGCAAGGAGATATATCCAAGAAAACAAAAGTTTGAGGAGAGCCATCCTCACTGATACTGAAGATAAATATCCCGAACTAAAGAAAATAAAAGAAATTCTAAAGATAGGTGGAGTTCCTCAAGTGGAAATTGGAACTAGTATAGGGGATGATGTTGCAATTGATTATGTTAAGAAAATAATGAATATAGTTTCTCCTAAGAAAGTAGAGTTCATCTATGAGGAGAAGAGTGATGCAGTTGCAAAGAGTCTGTTTGGGACTAGAGCGATGTCACCAGCCTTAGAGTTCATATTAGAAAATGAGGCTCTTAATCAATCAGCGATACCAACTGCATATAAGAAAAGATATAATGTAGAGGAAAGGGCTTTGAGAAGAATAATTGATGAGGCAATAAAAAACCCATCTATTACTAATATCTATGATAAATACAAGGATGACATTATTGCTCTTTATGGAAGAAAGGGCGAGACAACTGAACAGAGAGAAAGTAGATTAAATCTCTTAGAGAGTAATAGAGATAAATTTAACACTGTTTCAAGAAAGGGAAACAAAGCGAAGAGAGATATGTTTGCCGACATAAAAGAAGATGAAGAAGCAAATGCCGATTTTGAAAAGGTGATGAGTGAAGTAGAAGGCGACACTTCTCAGAGTATGACTGAAGAAATCAGAGATGAGATAGTTGATGCATTAGAAGGAAGTGATGAAGATGGTTTTATGGAAGCCATAGAAAAACTAGGAATCAAGGACTCCTTCAAGAACTTCAGAGAACTTGAGGAAGAGTTAGGTGATTCACAAAAGGTAGAAGATGCCCTAAAGGAAATGACATTGAGAAGAAGTGATAACACAATGGTTGCGACTTCTAAGGAAGATAAGAAAACACTAAAGTATTTTGAATCTCAGAAAGTCGATGCTTGGTCTATCCTTGAGGATGTAATAAGTGATGACCTAACTCCTTCGATAAATACAGAATCTGATGGGACTTTAGATAGGATAGTAATTACGTTAAAGAGATTAAGTGAACTATATGATGGCCCTGAAATAGATGAAGAAGATTTAGAAGAAGGGGAAATAACCACTGAAGAATTTAAGAAACTAGTTATAGAGTCATACCCTAAAATCAGAGAACTGTTTCTTGCCGGAGTAAAGGATAGAATGAAAGACATCAGTGCAGAGGGCAAGGTGATGGGAAAGAAAATACCAAGTCCTGAAGGTGGATTTGTAGAACCTGCTATTTGGGTACAGATAGCACAGGGGGTGAGAGAATGAAGCCTAATGTTGATTTGAATAGAGCATTTACTATCTTAATAGAAGATGGTAAAGTCGGCTTGAAAGATTATATGAATCGTTTGAATGCTGAACACTTTTGGCAGAATGGTAAATCTAAGGCAGAGTTTAATGAAGACGGTACACCAAAAAAAACTGAGACAAAGGAAACTGCCGATTATTCAAAAATGTCTCATCGTCAGTTAAAACAATTGGCAGATGAAAAAGGACTTCTTGCTGGAATAACAGGCAACCCGAAGACAGCCGTTCTCATAGACCTATTAACAAGGGAGGATGCTAGACCTGTTTATGGTCAAGACAAAACTTCAGGTAAGGACGCTACTGAAAAACTCAAGATAAAAGATATGAAGGAGTTTCCTGACGATGTGTTGTATGTTTATCTACAAAGCAAATCTAACTCTAGAGAGTCTAGTGATGAAGCCATCATGAGAGGCGCATCTCTACAAGGAAGACTTTCTGTTAATTCTGATGGGTCTGCAAAAAATCCAACAACAGTCAGGGCAGATGTAGAATCTGAATTAGATGAGAAGTTTCCTAAGTTGTTTGATTCACTTAAAGCGTCTGACCTAAAGGTGTACATTGATGAACTTGTCAGGCGAGGATTTGGGAAGGCAGCAACAGCAGACGACTCCACAACGACTAGGCTATCTTCATCTGAAGTTATTGCTGAAGCAAAGAGAGACAAAGACATTTCTGAAATACTTGGTATGTTTAAGCAAGAAGGGAAAAAAGTAAATGTTAGTATTTTTGATTTGTATTTTAGAAAGTTTGCACCAAAGAAAACTGTCAGAAGAAACATATCTTGGAACAATTACGTTAAGAGAAACATAAAACTTGGATTCACTGATGCGGATATCAATGAAGCGATAAGCATCTTGGACACATCAATACCTGAATACTTCGTTCCAATTATGCATCCGTTTAAGATGATGTTGAAACGATTGGATGCTAAGAAGCAAGAAGGTGAAGGGCGATATAGAGTATCACTACCTAGAGCGTCCGAGATTATTGGTAGATTAGATACTAAAGACCTAAAGAGAAGAAAGGAGATTTATTCTTACTGGTCTAAGATTAATGAGCAGTTCTCTGATTTCACAAAAGCACATGATGAGTTTATTGGTGCAATGGATAAGATAGATGATGAGTACGGTGAAGAATTGCAAAGCACGTTTAAGAAATTTAAGGCTGTTAAGGTTGATGATTTAAATTATGTACAACGTTACGATAGAGTTGAGATTGACGATATTGATAATGTTGAGCAAAAATCAATATTGCTTCTAGAAGGATTCTTGAGGGAAGTCAGGCAGTATCCTGAGCAAAGGCTTGTGATGGTGGAAGAAGCGGAGTCTCAAGATGATGTTAGTAGATACGGCGAGTTAATGCAAGAAACAACTAAAGTATTCGATGACCAAGAAAACGAGTTGAAAGATAAAATAAACTCATTAGGGAAAATTAAGGTTGACCCACTTTATGCTTATGCAATGAATAAAGGAGATGCAGATGGATTGAAGGCAGGTGCTGTTATTGGTAAACAGTTGAAAGAAATTTCAAGGAGATTGAAAACCAGTATGGTTGTAGTTGATATGGGTAATCTTATTCCTAGTCTAGATAGATATATCAAAGATTTAGAGAGAATGGAAGTAGGTGATGCTGACAACACATATCTTCCTGTTATGAAAGAGATTGAAGGAGAACAAGATAAGAAAGTACATGATAGAATAGTAAACTATCTAGAACTTTTCCATGAATTTATTGAATATGGTAATGACTTTGAAAGACGCTCTAAAGGTTCTACTAGTGGTATTGGACAAGCGGCAAAGAAAACTCCTGAAGGCAAGACAGTAAGAGAAGCACGTTCTCCTAGAACATCTTTTGGTCGAGCAGGAGCAGGGAAGACACATATCAAAGAAATCAAAGAACTAGGTATTGCTGATAAATTTGAAAAATTATCAAAGGCAATAATTGCCTTTTACATAGAACCTAGTAGAAGCAAGTTCAAACCAACAGATGAACCGCTTGAGTTTATTGAGAAGATTGGTAGTCGTCCTATTGAGAACATAGCATTGGAAACTTCAGCGACTGATAGCCCATTCATACAACTTTTGAGAATGGAAAGTAGAGACTTCAGTTTGGATATCTCAGAATTACAAGAGATTAGAGATTTCATGAGACTTCTGACTTCATTGAATGTAGGCTCAAAACAAAATGAACTTATGGTTCAAACTACAAAATTGGCAGATACAATAGACGATATCTTTGAAGGAGAATTAACAAAATTAGTTAATGTTGAGTTTGGTAACTTCTTACATAATATATTCACAGATGCCAATCTAGACTCAAAGCCATTCGGTCTAGGAGGAAGTAAGAAATCAACTAACGAATTGGCTGAAGAATATGAATCAAGTAAGATGTATCCATTCGAGACTCTATTCTATCATTTGATGTCTAATAGAAATACTAGCACTTACAAAGACATGCAAGGAGCAGACCCTCTAATAAGAAATATAATACAAGCAGAGGTAGATTTGAAAATAACCAAATCTGATGAAGAGACTCTTATTTTACAAGCACATGATGAAATCAGAAAGATGTTAGGTAAACCAATTTACTATGGTATGTCAAATGTTGATAATTATAGTGCAGTTTCTGAAGCAATAGATTACATGAATATCAATTACAAAACAGATATGACTGCTATGGATATAGAGAATGTCGTCAAGGACTTTGACTCAATGAGTAGTCTTGGAACTAAATATGGTATTCCACAAGAGGGGGTCTATTTCCTCAAAGCGAACTTCAGGTGAGGAAATGGCAGACGTTAATTTCAAAGAGGTCTCTGAAAGAGATGCTATTCTCATGTGGAACAGGGATAATCCCGAAGACCCGTTTGTAAGAAAAGCACCATCATGGTATAATATTGAAAATTGGATTCTTCGTACTGTTGATGGTGAAGTAGTTGGGATGGCCGGATACACTGATATGGGAGATTATGTTATCTTCGGAGGTCTGAAGGCTAGAGCAAAAAATCAACCTAAAGGTGGCGGTAACTGGAAAGCCCTTTTGGATTACAGGAAAGACAAGTTTGTTGGTAAGCCAAAGTTAGTTGGTCTACGTTCAAGCAAAGTGCCACAGGGTCAGTGGGTTTCAATGAACAGAAGAGCAGGATTTCAAACTGAAGACTTAATGGGAGTTCCTGAAGAAATTGTAGATAAATTTCGAGAGCGTTACGGAGATGATTGGGGAATAATGAAGAACACTTCATGGTTTTATCCATTCATTAGGGGTGTTCTCTGATGGCTGAGATAAACAACTTAGATTTTGTATCTAGCATGGATATGGAACTGTCAAAAAACTCTTTTCCTTATTTCTTTCAAAATGTTCTAGGGATGATGTATCCTGAGTACATGAAAGAGTGGCTAGACTCAATGGATAAGACTGACCGTACAGTTATTATTTGCTCAAGAGACCACGGAAAATCTGTGTTTATGCACAGTTGGGTAGTGTGGAATCTTGTGTTTCAAGAACCACCATATCAAATGCTTTACATCTCATCTAACCAAAAGCAGACACTCGTTCACATGAGGGAAATTGACAGGTATTTCAACCTGCCAGCATTAAAACAATTCAAACCTAGTCGTGGATGGGCAATTGGGAATATTCAGTTAACCAATGGCAATGCGATTCTTGAGCGTTCCGTTGGTTCTCAGATTCGTGGTCTTCACCCACAAGAAATTATCATTGACGACCCCTTGAAGGAGTTCAGCCTCGCTGGTATTCAGAGAGTTACTGACTGGTTCTTTGGTGACATGATACCAACTCTACACCACACATCTAAACTCAGAATGATAGGAACTCCATTTACTTATACGGATATATTTGCACAGTTAGAAGAAAATGCAGCATACACTGTAACGAAATATCCGTGTCTCAATGCTTTGAACGAACCACTTTGGCCTGAGCGTTGGGCATATGATGCGTTGATGCAAAGAAAGGCTGAGATAGGTTCTCTTAAATTTACAAGAGAATATCTATGTGTTCCTATTTCTACTGGAACTGCTTTGTTTAATCCTGAGTTCATAGAGAAATGTAAAAACAGAGAATATGTTTTGAAACTTGGAAACAGAAAGGACAAGGGTTACAGATACTATGTTGGTGTTGACCCTGCTATTTCTACTGATGGTGACTACAATGTTATTACGGTTCTAGAAGTTGATGATGAGCAGAACAAAGCAATTGTTCATGTAGACAGAGCGAAGAACATAGAGTTCAGAGAAAACATAGAGAAGATTAGATTGATTGGTAAAGTGTTTGAGCCGGAGGAAATTTTGTTTGAGACTAACACTTTTGCAAAGGCTTTTACTCAAGAGTTGAAGAGCATGACTGATTTGAATATTAGAGATTTCAACACAACGAGAAAAAATAAACAGGAAATAATTCTAAATCTTCAGATGAATATTGAGAATCAAAAAATAATTATGCCGTATGGTGATAACGCAAGTAGAAGACTTACAGGTGCTTTGGTTGAAGAACTTTCAATGTTCTCGATAACAGCATCAGGAAAGTTCGAGGGAGTTGGCGCACATGACGATTTGGTTATGAGTTTGGCATTAGCAAATGCCGCTTCACAAGGAACAGGAAATCAATTTGTTTTACTAGATGACTTGGACATCTTTGATGAACCTACTACCACTCGGCGTAGTGTACCCGGTGTATTGGGTATGAATTTTTGAGGTGAGAGTATGAGTGAAAAAGGAGACAAACTCAGAGAAGTGGCGGAACTCGCTGACGAAGAAGAAGAACTTCGAGAGAGACAGAAAACACTTACCTCTGAACTCAAAAGTCAATGGTTAGAAGAACAGCCCTTGAGTAGTCATTTTGAATTAGAGAAAAGATTTGCAGAGCATTATAATGTAGGTCTTTCAGATGCTAGAAAAGCAATAAGAAACGATTTGAAAAAATATGAAATAGAAGGTAAAGATATTCCACTCATGATTAAGGAACTCAAAGTATATCGAAGAACACTGAAAGGAGAACCAAAACTTGCAGTGACTAAATCGATAGAGAATCTAATTGATGCATACTCTTCACATCTAGATGAAAGCATCAACAAAATATACTGGATTAAGAAATACAAACCTGCATTGAAAGATATGACATTATCAGAAGAGAATATCATTAAACTGTCTTTAATTCATGATGCATCTACTCGTAGAGATATAGTAGATACACTTTGTAAATATTGGGAATCTAGATTAGATAGAGATGATATGGCATATGGGGAAGAATATGCTAAGTTGTCTAAGGATATGACTAACAGTAAGAGGAAGGTTAACAGCCGTATCAGAAAGTATGTGGTAAATATTGGGCCAAAGGAACTTATCAAAAGACACATAGTAAAACTAGTCAGTGAAGAGCAGGGAATATCAGCAAGACAAATACATGAGAGATTGCCTCAGAATCTTTTTAGGAAATCCTCTCCTTCTATGATTTCAAAAATGGCACGTTCTGCAAATGTAACTGTTGTCGATGGTGCATTGTATAAAATGAGTGACGAGATAAAGAAAGACATCTATGCTTATACTGCTGCATTTATTGATTCTGATGGCTACATTACAATGGATAAGAATCACAACCCAAGAGTAGGATTAGTTGCAACAGGGGATAGAGGTAAAGCATTCATGTTAGAGATGCACAAGTCTCTAGGATGTGGTAGACTACATCTAGACCAAAAATCTCCACAAGATACTAAACCAATTAATAGGTTAAACTTCTACTCTAGGAAAGATGTCGGTGAGATACTAAGCAAATGTATGCCATATTTCAGATTGAAGAAGAAAAATGCTGAGATATTAGTAGAACTACTTCGCATGAAAAAGAGCCATAAGAAAGCAGGATGGTACAAGGCTAGAAAGGTAGAATTATTCAAACTCATGAAATATGAAAATCACAAGGATGATAAGAACTATGATTTCGCAAAGTATGAAATTGACATAGACAGCGTTGTAAAATACTACGACAACGATAAGATGTCAACAATGGATAAATTAGAATCCATAGTGAAGAACGAGGATGAATAAAATGGTAGAAGAAAACAAACCCTCGTTGTTTAGGCGATTAACTCGCAGAACAACACCGAAGCCACAAGACCGAACGATATACAATCCGGGTATTCAAGAGAAGGATACTTCGTACTTGATTACTGCACCAATAATCTATCACGTTACTTATCAGTCCGTGATTGCTAGAACGTGCATAACGCAACTGAAGAATGAAATATTCAGAAGAGGATATATTTGGGAAGAAAAATTCACTGCACGTTGTGGTGATTGTGGAAGAGAACACAAACAGGCTGTAACAGAATGTGTTGAATGTGGGAGTACGAATCTAATCAAACCGGATAGAAGCCAATTGAAGTATATTGAGAAACTATTAGACGGTTATGTAAACAAAGGTGAACAATTATTCGTTGATGTTTTGAAAGAGATGGAAGATGATTTGAATATCATGGACGATGCATATATGGTAATGGTAAAGGAATACTTCTTAGATGGAAATGGTGATATCAGAATGCACCGAATAAAGGAAGTCTATCGAGGAGACCCTGTTAGTATGCATATCTATGCAGATGAAAATGGTGAAAGAGGAAGTGAAGGATATACTTGCTTAACACATAGAAACAATATCAGTAGAAGCATGAGTGATTCTTGTGAGATGTGCGGTTCTGAACTACATCCAGTGCATTATGTGAATAGGGCCAATGGTCAGGAACAGGCATTCATTGAAGGGGAAGTCCTACATTTCAGTAAATATTCTCCTTCAAGATTATATGGACAATCACCTATCATGACTCTTTGGAATCATATCACAACTCTGATTGCAATGGAAAACTATGTCAACTCATCATATACCAAAGCGAGAATGCCAAGAGGAATATTGACTGTACAAACTAGAAACATGGAGTCAATGAAATCATTTTGGCGTGGTGTAAAGGAGAAGATGGAACAAGACCCACACTTCATTCCTGTAATGGGAATAGAAGGTGAAGGAAAAGGAGGTGTCGAATGGGTCAAGTTCATGGATAGTCTGAAAGAAATGGATTACATACAAGTCAAAGAAGACTTGAGAGATAGGATTGCTGCTTTCTATGGTGTGAGTAAAATCTTCATGGCAGACAACTCTGCCAGTGGTGGTTTGAATAACGAGGGTATGCAGATACTCGTAACTAATAGAGCAGTGGAAATGGCACAGACTATTTGGAATAATTATGTGTTTCCATTTATGACTAAGGAATTCGGAATTACAGATTGGCAGTTGAAACTACCTCCATCAGAGGAAGAGGATGAGATTGCTAAACTACGAAAGAGGGAGATTGAAGTTAACGTAGCAGCATCAATTAAGAATCTAGGGTTTGAGGTCGATATGGATGATGAAGGTAGATTCACCTTCAAGAAACCTGACCCTAAACCTGAAGCACCACCGCAAGAAGGAGCAGAGGGAGAAGTAGAAACTGACCCATACGCAGGAACAGACATTGATGCAAGCCAACTTGGGCAATTACAAGAACAACAATTGGTGGGTCAAGGCGGTGGAGAAACTAGAAACAAACCGTCTATGGAAACTGGCCCTGACAAGAGATTTACAGGATTACCACAAGAAGCGGGTAATCAGAATGTTGATTCACGAACAGAGAGGAGAGTAGGTTGAGTGACATACTTGAGTTTGTCAAAATGTGGAAGAAAGAAATAGACAGACTCAATGCAGAAACAGATGAAAGAATCAGGAAATATTTGGAGGAAAAGCATGACTCTTTGGTTTGAGGAATTAAAAAAAGAGAAAGATGCTTGTTATCGCAAGGTCAGAAGCAGATACAAGAAGTGGCCTTCTGCTTATGCTTCAGGTGCATTAGTACAGTGTAGAAAGGTTGGTGCTGCTAATTGGGGTAACTCGGTGAAGAAAGCAGAATCAAAATACACTCCTAAGAATCTGTCAGAGGAAAAGAGGAGACTGTTTGAGTCTGAGCCTTCATTCGATGTAGACTTCCCTGACTATAAACATCCTGAGAATGAGAAGGAACTTCCTAAAGTTCTCGCTATGATGAACGCTAACAAGATTGATGATGAAGAAATGGAAGACCTAGACGAAAGCAATAACGAGATGATGTTGAAGGTTGTTGGTGAGAGTAAGGAGGATAGAGAGGATTTGATTGAGGATATCGATATCCATACAATCAAACTCAAAGTGAAATACGGAAGACCAAGACCATATGAGATTTCAGACAAGATAGAGTCCACAACCGATACAGATGATAGTCCATCCTTTCCAAGCGGTCATGCGATGGAAGCCTATGCATTAGCCAAGATTTTAGGTAAGGAGTATCCTGACAAAGAGGAGGAGTTGATGAAACTTGCCGGGAAGATATCACTATCAAGAGTTAAAATGGGCAGCCATTATCCAAGCGACATCGAAATTGGAAAGGAAGCAGGGCTTCTAATTGCTGATGCGTATTTAGATAGGGATGTCAAAAAATCTTGGGAAGATATGCTAGTGAAAGATTGGGTTAGTTGTGCTTCTTGTGATGATGACAAACCCGGAACAGAATCGTGTGGTAGAAAAGATGCTTCAAAAGGAACAAAGAGAAGATGTCGTCCAACTTGTTCTGCTTGTAAGGATTACAAGAGAAGAGGCGGGAAACCGAAGAAAAGAAAGGCTGGAACGTTTAGCCGAGAAAAAGATGAGGGTCTTCATGGCTGGTTCAAGAGGAGGGGTTAGATGAGTTGGTTTACAGTAGTTAAGAAAGATAAGGAAGACATGAGAGTTGGCACTGTTTATCCTTCTGACAGAGATGGTAAGAAGATAATGATGCTAACTCATGAAGGAAAGAAGATTCATGCTGGTGCTAAAGGCTACGGTAATTACAAGAGAAAGGGTAAGAATCGTGGTGGTGGAACACACAAAGACCCTGCTAGGAGAAAGAATTTCAGAGCAAGGCATAACTGTGACCAATGTAAAGGTAGAATTACTACCCCCAAGTGCCTAGCATGTAAAAAACTGTGGTGAGAGAGATGAACTGGTGGAATGTAATCAAACAAATTGACATGCCAATGCCTGATGATGGTGGAGATATGATGGATACAGAAGAAGGTAAAATCAAACCTGCTAGAGATATGCATGAAGCAAGAGAACATCCAGTTGACCCTGCTGTTGCTGAAGAAATGGAAAAGACACTTTATGGTGGACAAAAGAAACTAGATAAAGACAAGGATGGAGACATCGATAGAGAAGATTTCAAACAATTAAGGGAGGAAAAGAAATGACAGAAAAAAAGAAAGGAGTAAAAGAATTAGAAAGGGAACTAGCGAACGCAAGAGCAGAGCAATATGCTCACCACAGTAGGAATGCCACTAAGAACAGAGATTATTCTGTTGGTGGTATTGACCCTAATGCTGTGGAAAAGAAATCTCCTGATACAAGAGATGTTCCCGATGCTATTTTACTGCCTAAAAAGAAGAGGTCAAAAACACCAAACAATCCTTGGGGATGATTTAGATGTCGCAGGATTTTATGGATATCTTGCGTAAAAAGAAATCGCTTGATATTACTGATTTCACTGCTGAAACAGAAGAAGATACTGACGAAGGAATACGCCAGTTAACTCCTAAGCAAGTAGAAGCAAGGGATAAACGACAATCAGAAAAAGAGGCTAAAGAATCAGAACAAGCAGCCCGACAATCAGAAGCAGCAAAGGAAAGAGCAGATGCGTTAGCAACTACTGTTACAATGTGGACAGAGATTCTAGAAAGATTTAGTAGAACTGCTGATGTTACTGATTCAGATATGCGTGGAACAATGATAGAATTTAGCAAATCATATCTCATACCTAGAACTAGAAGTAAAGAAAAGATAGATAATTTTTATCAGAGTATTATACAAAAAACTGCACCAAACAATTTGTTGGAACTATTCTTTCGGGATGCTGAAGATTTAGGAATAACAATTTCAGGTGACACTGATGCTTTTGATACTCAGGTAGAAAAAACATACAACGGTAAAGAATCTCTTGAAATATTAAGAGAGTTTTTTGAAGCGGCTGCTGATATGCCAAGAGGATTGCTTACGGGTAAAAAAATGACTAGAGGAGCATTAGACAAGGTTACTTCTATGTTAGAAAAAACTGAAGAAATAGATATTGATAATCTTCCTGAAAACCCTGATATACTATTGACAAAAATGAGAGAGATACTTCTTACCTTAGATAGAATCAAAGAGTTACAAGAATCAACATTAACCAAATCTCTTGATGCTGAAGATGAAAATTGGAAATTTGCATTGGGAAGAGAAGTTGATGCAGACGTAGTGGATATCGGAGGAGTGATGTTTCCACAAAGAATAGATGAATCAACTCAAGAAGGTAAGAAAATTTATGAGCAACAACTAGAGATATTTGATAACTACCGCAGTATAGCAGCAGAAATCCCTACATTAATAGACAAGGTTGAAGAGATTCTAGAAATGGTTTTGAACATGAGAAACAACGAAGTAGAAGAAACCAAAGTAGCGGTGTTAGACAAGACACATCAGAAAATGAAAAAACTGATTAGTGTTACAGTAGGAAAATATAAATTTAAACTAGAAGATAACAAAACAAGGGCAATCAACATTAACTGAGCATACATAGGAGAGAACAATATGGCGTGGCAGGAGATACTGAAGGCATCAGATTTTCTAGAAAAACTAGAGCCTAAACAAAAGAAGAAAATTAAAAAACTTCTACAATCAACTCAACCAAACGAATACATGGGTCAGGAGATGACTAAGTTAGAAGACCTCATTAAAGAACTAGAAGAACTTGATGTTGTTAAGTCCGATAAATTACTTACTAAAAAAGTAAAATCATTTAGTGAAAAAAATCTAGATATACTCGCAAGTGCTGCTGAACTTCGTAAAGACTACGAAACATTGTATGGTCAAATTAGAAGTGTAGCATATCCAAAAGGAGAGAAGAAAAAATGAAACTTAGATTAGTATCTGACATAATAGTGTGGCAAGTAGGAATGAGTTTACCAATAATAGGTGATTTAGAATGAGTTGGAAAGAAGTAATCAAAGAAGATAAAACCAATGATGTTGAAGAGATGTTCGACCAACACTCTAACAAAAAAGTTACCATACATGGTAAGAAGTATAACACGTTAAGAGTTGAACAAGTTTTTGGAGAACAATTAGAACAGAGAGGGGGAAGATTAACCCCCGCTAAGGCTAACAGATTGATGGAATTTTATGAAAGACTACAAGACAATGAATTGTCAGAAAAGGAACTAAAAGATGTTGCATTCGCATATGCATTAAAAAGGATGGATTAGAATGAGTTGGAAAGAAGTGATTAAAGAAGATGGTGTAGCACCATATCAAAGTGATATTGGAAATGCTTTGGCAGATATAATTAGAGATGTTGGATTAGATGAGTTTGAAGATACGTTATTAGTGGCTAATGATGGTCTAAGAGAAAAAGATGAGTTTGAACTATCTAAAATTAGAAAACTTGCAAGACTCTTAAAAGAGTTTCAAGAGTTTTATGATGGTAGAGAATCTAAAGTATTTGGCTATGATATAGATAGTAGAATGAAAAGGTGATTTAGAATGAGTTGGTTTGAAACACTAAAGGGAGATTGTGGTGCAGAGAAGTCTGACCCAATGGCAAGAGTTACAACGACAGCCTCTACCGGACAAGACGAAGAAGCGGCCAAGAGGACTGAGGATAAAGAAGCAGAACTGTTGGCTATGATACGTGAGAGAAACAAGAAAGCGAGGGGAAATTAAATGACATGGCATGATATACTAAAAGCACCACCGATAAGGAATCCTAGAGAATCAGAGTTTAGTAATAACAGTAATGACGATTTATCAATGCCTGAGTATATTGATTTGTTTAGAGAGAAAGTAGACCCAATAATAAGCGAAGCAGGTAAAAAGAAAGAAAGATATGCAAGCATTAAACTCACTGACTTGAAAATGTCAGAGAAGAAGGCACAAGAAGTGGCGAGAGAGTTGTATGGCGATAAAGGATACAGCGCAATATTTACTGGTTCAGATGGTGAATTAAGTTTCAGACTAGAAGGGGAAGAAAGGAAGTATTAAAGATGAGCAAGAAAGAAGAAAAAAATGAAATGTTACTATTAATGAAAGAACTTGTGAACAAGGTAAATGCCTTGGAACAAGCAGTATACAACAAAGACAACATACTGATGAAATCAGGATTGGTTGTTCGTGAAACTCCAACACCAGTAATTGCGAATACGCAAGTACCTGATGGTGGTCAAATGTCTTGGGATGAGATTCGCAAGATGGCGGAGAAAATGGGGTGAATTAAATGCCGGAAAGAGTTACGAAAGAAGAGAAAATAATTGAATTAGCAATACTGAAAGCCAAAGAGATTCTACAAGATGCAGGGCATCTTGGAAGATTGAAACTTGATGAGGATGTCATGGGAGAAGAGATGAAAGTCAAGAAGCCCAAGAAAAAACCATCAGAAGTCAATCTGACTGGTCCTTTCATCGCTCAGATGAGAGACCTGAGCAACATCGAAGGCAAAGAGGATAAAGTCAATGATGGTACTATGAAGAAATCCATCTTGGCTGCTGTTGATGACTTGCTGAAAGTTATGGCAGAGCAAGAAGCAAGAGATATGGTGAGCGGTGAGATGAATGCATCATTGAATAGACTCAAGGAATTAACAGAAGCACTAGCAAACTCTCCAAGAGGAACAAGTGGAAATGAGTATACGAAAATCACTAGAAACATGGAAAAAGAACTTGACAAAATCAAAGCGTTAACCCCAACTGGACTACCCACTAGAGATTTAGAAAGAACTCCTATGTCACGAAGGTTTTGATGGTGGATGACAACATCAGGCGTGTCCTTTGAAAAGGAAACTAAGGCTCTATCAAAAAGAGTTTTAGATTTCTTTGAGAGAGTACGTTATGCATATCTATCTGCAAAGGAAAATCCGAAGGAATACGGTAAGAAGTGGAAGTCAACTGTCAAGTCCATACGTGAAGAGTATGACGGACTAGGAGAGTTTGCTTCTGAACTGAAAGAACATATCAAAGAAAAAGAACTCTTTGACAATAAGGTATATGATGCTGAAAGTCTCCTTGCTAGGAGAATCTATGAAGATGTAAAGAGGATGAGATTTGAATCAAAGGGTGCATCAGACCCATTCTCAAAACAATTAGGCGACAAGGTGTTAGAGGTATTGTTGGAAGATAAAGCAACCTTTGCAGCCTTCGTTCACTATGCATTGAGAAGCCACTCAAATCCAATACCCAAGAAAGCATGGGAGGAGAACGAATTGAAACCTGATGAAATAACTCAAGGATTTATGGGATTAGATTTAGAGGAGAAAGACATTCCACTTTACATCATAGAACATTACGGAGATGACAAAGATTCAAAGAGAGTCAAAGGAAAATTCAAGGAGGCACTTTCTCTACTGAAAGAAGTGTATAATGAAAGTTATTCCGAAGACAAGTGGGAATCTTTGAAAGATATAGATATTGCAAAGTCAGAAGAAGAGAAAGAAGATATCGACTTTATTGTGCCTAACAAACCAATGTATCGTATCTTTGAACTTGATGACATGAAAGACATCAAGGGTCTAAGTGGGGAATACGTTGTTCAAGAAAAATATGACGGGATGAGAATACAGATTCACAAAGTAGGAGACAATATCAAAATATACTCATATAATCAAAAGGACATAACAGATAAGTGTCCTGAGATTGTAGAGAAAATGGAAAAGAAGGGAATTGGTGACTGTATATTAGACGGGGAACTTCTTCTCTTCCAAGGAGATGATGCGCTACATAGAGCGAATGTGATTACTCACATCTTCAAGAAGAAGATACCCGATACAAAACTCAGAGCGCATGTGTTTGATGTGATGAAACACGAAGGCAAGGATATGATGGATGAACCTTTGAGAGAAAGAATCAACATTATGTTCTACCAATACTCACAACACTCATCGGATGAGTTGGCATTTCCTTCTAAGAAAGATACAAGAATCGCTGACTCTATGAAAGAAGTCGGAGAATACGCAGAGAAAATCATGGACATGCCTACATCAGAAGGTGTTGTCATTAAAGACATAGAATCAACATACTACATGGGTAGAAAGAAAAACCCGAAGTGGATTAAATGGAAGAAGTTCGTTGATTTGGATGTAATAGTTTTAGAGGATAAGAAAACAAAAAGCGGCCTACATTCCTACACTATGGGAATTGGCCCATTAACTGCGGAACAAACAAGAGAGATGAAGACAATAGAACTTGATGATAAGAACTATCTTCCTGTTGGTAAGGCATTGAATACTAAAGTTGAGGTTGACATAGGCACAATCATTCGTGTTAAGGTTGATGAGGTTACTAAGAAAGGAAAGGGCTTCAGCCTCTATTCTGCTAAAGTGATAGAGTTGCCTGAAGTAGATGAATCAGATAAACTAGAGACCCTAGAACAACTGGCATCTAAGACTAAGAAAGCACTAGTGCCTAGACATCCGTTCATGAAACCATCAGATTTGGCTAATCCTCTTACTGTGATAGCAGAACTTCAAAGAGAGAGAAAGAACAAGAAGAAGATAAGGAAGTATATTGTTACAGATTACGTTCACGGTGAAGCAGAGATAATCTGCAAACATGACTTAGAAGGTTTCACTGTCTATGGGTTCGATGGTGATTCACTGATGCAGAAGAATGCTCTTTACAATATGGATGACTGGAAAGGTCAACTAGAGAAACTGATGAAATCTAGAAAGTCAAAACTAAGGGTTGCGATTAGAAAAATCATAGAAGACAATCAAAAAGCAATAGAGTTTGACGAACTAGAAGAAAAACTCAGGATTACAGAGGAAGACGCATATGATGAAATCTTTGAAGGTAAACCAAAAGAACTACTTGCTTGGTTGAAAAATCAAGACGCTTTTGTTTTCCTTTCTCCAAACAGATTCGATGTGTCTCCTGAGAATATAGAAAAAGACGAAGAAGAAGAACTAGCAGGAGAGTTTGAGGTTAGGCAACGAGAAGATGGAAACATCGATTTTATAATCGAGACAGATGACAAAAGAATGGCTTGGTTGATTGATATAGATAAACCTGAAGACATATTCGATTTGTTTGGTAAGTCAGGAAAATTCCCTGCAATGGTTTCAGAGAAGATAGACAGCAGTAAAATACTAGATAGTGGTGAGTTAATCTTTGGTGTTCAAAGAGATGGATACCATGAATATAGAATGGAAGGAGACAAGTTTCAATCTAGAATACATTTCCGAGTTGTTCCACTAGATGAAAAGAAGTCTTGGATAGTATTTACAGGAAAGAAACAAGAGATGTTAGAAGACTCATCCGATGAAGGAATTATCGACATCACCAAGGACAAGTATAGTAATTTACAATTACCTGAATAAACGCCTATTTAATATAGTAAGAGTTTAAGGTGCTGTGTTGTGTTTGCACAGCAGGAAGTATTAATTAGGCAGGATAGCCCTGCTAGTTTTCAAATACTTAAGTCTGATAATCTAGTGATTGGTGGTTATGCATCAATAGAAATAGTTGACAAACAAAATGATTTAATCACGTTAGAAGCATTAGAAAAGGCTGTTAAAGATTTCATGACTGAAAAATCTTACAGGAACGTTATGTCCAATCATTCTAATGTTCAAGTTGGAGAAGTTATTGAACAGTATCGAGATACTAATGGTGTATTACACAAAACAGGAGTAGATGGTGTTGGCTTCTATGTAGTCATCAAAATGAGAGATGACATAGAAAAAGCAAAAGAAATCAACAGGAGTATCAGAAAAGGAACTCTTCGGTCATTTAGCATAGGTGGACAAGCCATTTCTAAAAGAGAAAGAAAATCAGAGGAATACGGAGAATACAACGAGATTGACAACCTAGAGTTGCATGAAGTTACTATCTGTGAGAAGGGGATTAACCCCGAAGCAAAATTCGACATACTAAAACATGAGAAAGGAGGTAGAAATATGACGGAAAAATTGGAGAAAGCACTGGAAGAACTCAATGGATTGCTAACGCAAGTCAGAGAAGTCACTGGTGACTCTATAACAAAAGAAAGTGAATTGGAGACAATGGAAATGAAAGATGAAGAAGAAACGATGAAAGAAGAAGAAGTGGAGAGCATGGACATGGAAGATAAAATGTCTATGAAGGAAGACGAACTTGAGAGCATGGATAAGGCTCTCGATGAGGACTCGACAAGAGATTACGAGGCCGGAGAAGAAGTAGTAAGTGGCGGAAAGCCAAAGGCTGCTCCTGCTGCGCTATCTGTCTCTAAGGGTCTAGAAGGTACGGACTTTACTACTCTTGACTTAAGTGCTGAGAATGTGGAGAAGGCTTACGAGGCTTACAAAGCAGAGCAACTAGAAGCAATGGCTTACGATAACCTATCGAAGACATTTGCTGACAGATTCGCTGCTGAACTCGATGTTAAGAAATCAGCAGCAGAGAGAGCAGAGTACGATGCTTCAACAGAAGTAGCGGCTTTGAAAGAAGAGTTTGCAGAACTACGCAAATCTCTTACCGCAAAGGATGATGAGATAAGGAAAGCAACAGAAGTCGCTTTCTCTCTACCTGAAGGATTCCCAACCACTGCTGACGCAATGGCTGAGATGTCATGGGGAGACATACACAACCTCGCAAGGAAGGTGAACTAAAATGAGTGGATATATTAACACAGTAAAAGACTTAGAAGCAGCCACATACGGCTATGCTGGCGCATCAGGTAACGCCCTGTTGAAAGCGGCTGGTGTCGTTGGTGGTTTCGGAACGCCCCACGATGCAGCAAGCAACCCGTTTTCTGCTGCTAGTGGGTTAGGAGACCTATACAATGTTCTTTACGGACAGAAAGTATGGTCAATGCTAAACCAAGAGGTTAACCCTCTTGCTATGCTCGCAAAGAGACCATACACATCTAGTGGATGGAGAGTTCTAAAGAGCAGAGCAGAAGGAGGTTCAGGTTCTGCATTCGGAATAGGAACTGGCGCAGAAGGTTCAGACACACCAAGAGCAGACAAAATCGGTGGTGTTGGTGAGAACGCAACTCTAGGAACTGGAAACGATATTCCACCTATTGCACCACAGTATGAGAAACTATACATTAGTCCAAAGACTGTTGCACATCTATTCGAGTTCTCAGAACTTGGAATGGAACTTGCTGCAATTGATGACGGTGTTGGTGACATTCGTGCAATCGTTCGTGAGGACATGGGTAAACTACACGCAGAGACTCAGAGCAAGATGCTAGTTATGCCTCTTGAGAGATACGATGACGGTACTGCAACAACAATCGAGAGAAACTATACTTCTCTACTAAAGATTGTTTCATCTGCTGGTGAAATCGCTGCTATGTACAACGCAAACCTATTGGACACTGGTGCTAACAACGCAGACAACTCTGCTGTTGTTGCTGATGTAGTAAGACTATTCGGTACTAGCCGAACTGTCTCTGTATCCAGCAACGCTGCAACTGGAACTGCTTCCTTCTTGGATGCAGAGGTTGACTTCGGTGCAGGATATGGTGCTAGCGATGCTAGAGTTCTAACACTAACCATGCTTAACGACATGATTAGGAGAATCAGGCAGAACGGCGGAAACCCGAAAGTTATCCTAACAGGATACGATACCGTACAGCACCTTGCTGACTTGCTACAAAGCCAAGAGAGGTTCATGGACAGGAAAGAAATCGTACCTACCCACAACGGAGTTCGTGGAGTTAAGGGTGCAGAGGTTGGATTCAGAGTTGCAACATACTATGACATACCAATCATTCCAACCAAGGACATGCCATCAACTGGTAGCAACACAACCAACGAACTGAGTGACATACTCATTCTAGACACAGACCACATGTGGTTGTCTGTAATGAAGCCTACTCAGTATTTCGAGGATGGTATCACTAGTGGAAACCCATTCGGTGTTGGCAAACTTGGAAACCAAGGAATGTACCGAACTATGGCTGAGACCGGATGTTCGTTCTTCAAGGGACAAGGAAAGATAACCAACATCAAGAGTGCGTGAGGTGATTAAGAATGGCATTAGCATACACAGTTACTTTGCTTGCTGACCATAAGGGCGTAACTGCCCCAAAGGTCGCAGGTGACGAGTATGTTGTTGATGCTCTGATAGATGTAACGTCAATAGTCGCAGCAGGGTCAGTAATACCTGCTTCGGCTCTTGGCCTATCATCCATTCATAGTGTATCAATCACAGGCAGTGATAACGCCAACGCAGTATTGCCATTAGTAGAGATTAGTGCCGCAGGTGCTTATGAGAGTGGAACATCCTTTGCTCTCATGTTCACTGCATTAGACGGAACTAACGCTACGTTGTCTAACGATGCTAACGGCGGTTCTGTCAGAGTCCGTGTATACGGTAATCTCTGAAATCACAATGATTAAGTGATAACGTAAAGTAGTGGCCTCTGCCCGTAACAGGGCAGGGGTTACTACCAACAACAAAAATAAGGTGATAATATGGCAAAGGTAAAGTTAGCAAGACATAGAGTGTCAGGGCCACTTCTTTTGAGAAGAGGCGGTCAGACATATGCATTAACAGCGCAAGAAGAAACGAAAGTTCCGTTAGGAATAGCAATAGGAATGCTAGGAGACTCAGGAATAACAATAGAGTTCGATGCTTCAGATTCTTCAGAGATACTACAATTGAATGACTATCTACTTAACTTATTGAAGAAAGAGTTCAATGTCGAAGGAGATGCTAAAGCAGTAAGAGCAGTTATGTTCCCTTCAGCAAAGAAGTCATTCATTCCTAAACTCATCAAAGAGACTCCCGTAGTCGAAGAGCCAGTGGTAGAAGAAGCCGTAGAAGATGGTGAAGCACCATTGGATATGGATTGGTCAGAACTAACCGTTAAGGAACTAAAGGTTGTTTTGACAGAAAGGGGTCTTTCCACAGAAGGAAAGAAAGCAGACCTAGTAGAGAGATTGTCGGAGGCAGAGTGATGGCATCACCTACCTGCAACAGTACCGGAGTTCTTTCTACAAGCACAGTAGCAGTAAAACATCATGCTAAGATAATGAGTGTTCACGCTACATCAACAGCAAACGCTGTAATGACTGTCAAGATATGGGACAGTGACAACTCCACAACAACGAGCAAGAAGGAGGTTGCTCGACTAGTATTACATGCAGGAGGAACTGCTCAAACCATTGAGCAAGACCTACATGGTGTTCTAGTAGCCAACGGAATATTCGTTCAGATTACTGGCACTGGAACTGTGTCTGTTAACTTTGCTTGAGGTGATTACTATGCCAAGCATAGATACAGATACTAGACTAATAATGACTGTTCTATTTGTTGGAGCAGTTAGCGGAGTAAATGTTTACTTCTTCTCACAATATGGCACAACTTTTGTCAACGCATACGGTTCTTATCCAGTTGCTATGATATTCGGGGTATTAACCGTAGGTGGCATAGTCATTCTAAAAGCACTGTTTGATTTGTTTGTTAACGACTACATTGAAGACTTCCTACTTCAAAGACAAATCAACTCATACTGGAACAGAAAGGCAAGAGATGAAGAAAACCGAAAGAGAGTCAGGGAATCATTTAGAGGTTTCCAACAACAATTCGGTGTTGGACAAACAGTGTATGGAGACCCAAACCTTCCTACATTACAAAAGCAACAAGAAGTGCAAACAGTTAGTCCTACTTTCTTGACAGGATTCCAAGAGTGATTTGAATGGTAAGTGAAATCTTATTCGGGATGGATGAATCCACTCTCGCATATGATTTACAACGAGCGCACTCTGCTGATGTGTGGTTTCTAAGAGCAAGGTTTTGGCTTTGGGGAATAATATCTTCTGTTGTTAGTTTCTTTGTAGGACACGCTATTTCTCTATGGGGAATCAATCTATACAGTGGAGGTTGGCATCTACTTTCCTCTCTTTGGGGCGGGCATTAGATTCTCAACCATTTTAATGCTCTCCGACATCCGACTCACTGAAGGGGTGTTAGTATGTCGGTAATGGCAGGGTTTGCAATACTCATTGTAGAGGCAATGAATAAACTGTATAATCGCCTCCACGCTATTAACTTCGGGATTTATGGAGCAAGCAAAGCAGGTAAAACAACACTGCATCGACAGTTGATGACTAGGGGTGAAGTTCCTGAAATACAAAAACGAACTGTTGGGAGACATAGAGCAACTAGAAAATTTGTAAAGTTAGACGGGGATGCTCATACAATCAAGACTGCTGACATAGGAGGACAGACAGTATATTGGGAAGAATGGGTTAGAGATATGAGGGAAAGACATGTCAAATACATTGTATTCCTATTTGATGATAGGCATTTAGATAAGCACTATGATATCGAACAACAGTTGTCTTGGACATTTCTTGTAGATACAATATGTAATCAATATTACACAATTGGTGGAAGAAAGAAAAAGAAACAAGACCATGACTACCCGTTAGCAGTTGGTCTGTGGGCAAACAAGTATGACCTTTGGAAAGATAAGTATCCACATGCTGGAAAAATAGAAGACCACCCAATATTTGCATCATTCAAACCCGGACTTCAGAAGTTAAATGAAACGGGTATTCCATGCCACAAATACATAGTGAGTGCTAAGTCTGATTCTGAAATGGTCTATCGTGGAGTATTAACAATGATAAAAGACTACTGATACGTCAGACTACTTAGGTCTCACCGCAAGGTAGGCTTAGATTGATAGGAGAAAAAATAAAATGTCTATGCAATTTACACCCCCTAGTTTGATAGGAGCAACGAACGCAACAATAAATGCTGGCCCTAACCCGTTTATGGATAGGCTAACTGCTGCAAGAGCAGCAGGGCCGATAATGCCATACGAGTATAAATCAATGAAGCCAAAGAAACAATTGAAGGAAATTATCAAAGTATTGAAACCTGAAAAGAAAACAATGCTGAAAGTGCCTTACAGTTTCAAATACAACATCAAAGATAGATGTGTAATATGTGGAACACAGAAGATATGGACTTCTAACGATACTAGAAGACCACCACTTCCACTGCACAAGGTACGTAAGGGATATCCAATGAGAGGAACTTATTGTGAGAAACATGCTCAAATACATATGCAATATGAAATGTTAGAACAGCAGATATTGGCAGAAGAACATGGACTTTCTTTTAGTGCCTATATCCCATCTGCTAGAAGTCTTAACCCTGTAAATCTTGTGAAGTCAGGGCCAATAACACAATTGAAACAAGAGGATATCAATTCACTAACCTCATTGGGTTGGGGTATTACTCCTCCTGCTAATGACGCTTCTTCAAAAGAAGAACAATTATATTCACTAATGATACAAAACGCAGCGATGTCGGCTAAAGTTAAATCTTTATTGACCGAAGGCGTTAAGATTACTACACCGGAGGAGGGGAACTGATGGGTATGTTCGGAACAAGCAACTCTGCGCTGTCTTCGCAGATGAATACAATGGGGCAATCACAATTTAAAATGACTAATAATCTTCTAACATTGCAGGAAAATCATGTTGAAGAGTTCTTTCAATATCACGGAGAACAGTTCTTAAATGCATTTGAAAAAATGATGGAAGATGTTACAACTAGGGTAGTAAGTCAAATGTTAGTAAAAATGAAATTTGTTTCAAACACTAATGGAGATTTAGAAATACATCCTGATTCACTGTCTGAGTTTACAAGTATTACACAAGAAAACATTGATTTGGATATAGTTAATCTATTACAAACAGCAGTTAACTCAGAAGTCATAATGCAAAGAAGAATGGCAAAGCAACAATACCTAGAGTCACAGGGATTCTCATCTCCCTCTCAAGAAGCACAAATGGGAGGAATGCAACAACAACAAGTAGGAAATCCACAAGGTTTGAATCCTGCACAGATACAAGGCGCACCTGCTATGGGTGGAATGAACCAACAAATGATGACTCAACAAATGGCTATGAACAATGGTAGTGGATATCCTATACCTCCTACTGGTTATGACCAGTTCAATAATCCGTACTGGATTGACCCCGCTACTGGTCAACCATCGTATACACCACCTCAAAGCGGTCTCGGTTTAGCAGGTGCTTTGAGTAAGGGTGTCGCTTGGGCAAAGTGGTTGGCATAGGTGGAATTTAATGTATGAGTTTAACTATCGACAAGAATAATGATAGCGACTTCAAGGATACAATATTCAACTTAGACGATGCATCAGTAAACAGTGCAACAGTAAATCCAACAGACGATGCTTCTGTTCTATTGCGAACTTTAGTTCTCAAGATGTTTCAAAAAAAAATTAAAGATACAAGAAAGTTCAAAAAAGAATATATTAAAAGAGACTTTAGAATTTTAATGTCCTTGACTGAAAAAGATTTTCAATCTAAAGAAGAATATGAAACTTATGAAAAATACATGAAGGTATTAATAGAGAAAGCACTCAAACTTCCAGTAGTTGAAACTATCAATGCAATGGAAAGTAACTTCAGTGCAAAAAAAGGTGCAGCAGTATTTGAGTTATTTGGGCCTGAGAAAGATAACAGCATAGTAAATAATTTGATTAAGAAAAAAGTAACCTTTGAACAACTGTTGCTACCTGCTTATTTAGGGCAAACCTATGAAGGTAAAGGCTCTAAAGTAATGGATAAGGTTGATAAAAATAAAAGTCTCTTTGATGCGAATAAGATTGATGATTATAGGACATCTAATGATGAAATAGATAGGTCAGGTAGGGTATCATACACATGGGATTTAGAAGCATATCTAATCTCTTTACTAGAAGATGATGGAATAACGGCAGACCCAAACATGGGTGAACACTTTCAATACATTGAAAATGATAAGAAAAATAAAACAGTTACACTCAATAAAATAAAGTTTGATGATTTTGTATTGAAAGGTAAGCCTAACAAATTAGAAATTTCTTATGGCATGGATTCTAAACCACCACACGATGAAATACCCTTAACGTACAACATACATGAAAAGAAATATGAGGTTAATGAATCGGGTGGTAGAAACGATGCTATCTCTTACTTGCATACGTTATTAGATTTAGATGACGAGCAATTAGACAAGATAGCAATTTATCTATTAGAAAGGTCTAATTTTATGGTAGCAAGAAGAATTAGGGATAGAGATAAAAAAACAAGAGGTCAAGACCCATCTCTTTCAGAATTAACAAGAACCTATCTAGATTTGGATGTAGGTAAAATGACTCTTGTAGTTTCTATCTCTAACTATAAACCTCTCAAGAGTGGAAAAATAAAACCATCAAAAAGCACAACAGGAAAAGAAGAAGATAGAGGAAGTCTTTCAGTTGAAGAAAAGAGAATTCTTAATTATAGTTTGATTTTAAACAAAGAAGGAGAGTTAAGACTTGCAGAAGAAGGTGCGTTCGTTGTGGCTGATAAGGATAAAATAAAGGGCATATCTGATATACTCAAGGGTGTTAAGACCTTCATGGCTAAAGCCCGTAGATTCAGGAGTTGAATATTATGCCAAAACTATCCTCCCCAAGTGACTTCACAAACATTAATCCAAACTACTCTCAAGGAAGAGGATTTTATACTACACATTCTGATGTTTCTCAGTTGCTACAAATAGCCGCATTTAGTTCGTCTACAACTCCATCTATTGCTGAAGTAGGTGGATTAATCAGAAGAGCAGAAGAAAGAGTTGATGACATTGTAGCACATTCTTACCGTCCTGTTATCTATCATCATGAGTTTCATGGGTTTGAAGCGTTTAGAATGGGTGCGTATCCAGTAAACAGATTCAAGGATTACATTGGATTTGTTCAGTTAGATAGAAATAATGTTCAGAAATTAGTACGTCTAGAGGTATGGCAAGGAACAGAGTATGTTGACTTGGCTTCTGCGACTGCTAAGGTTAAAGTTCCAAGTGGCCCTGAAAGTGGTTCTTGGAGAATAATATTAGGAGTTGGAGCATATACATTCCATCTAGACAAAGGAGTAGATTTCTTTGATAACTATGGGCCTAAGACAACTGCTAGTCAAATAGCAGATGCAATCAACGAAGTATTTCCGCATAAAACTGCTAAGTTCACAGGTGAGACTACTGCTAAGACTGTGACTGCTCAAGGAGCAACTACCGTCAATATCTCTGATTTCTTCTATGCTACGACAGATAGTGAAGCAGGGGATACTGTTGTAATCTCATCTCTTCTAATGGGAGATGATGGTTCTGCTTGCACAATCTCATCCACAGTTGGGACAGTAACTCAGTTCACAGACAACCAAGACCAAAGAAGATTAGGAGACTATTGGACAATCAATAAAGATGGTAAGATATTCTTCTTGAAGAACTATCCATATCTACATTCACATTCTATTAGAGTAACATATGTTAGTGGTGAGTCTAGAGTTCCTGCTACTATTCAAGACGCTACAACCAAATTAGTTGCGGCTGAAGTGATAAGACATGATGACAACTCAATACTTATTGCAGAAACTGGTTCTAACATAGACCTGAAAACCAAACATGATATTTTGTTGGAAGAGGCAAACGCAATTTTGAATGGTAAAAAGGACATAATACATTTCATTGTGTGATATCATGAGTGCAACAAAAGACTATCTTGCTATTCTAAAGATAGAGAAGGAAAGAAACGAACTTCTCAAGGAGATGCAAGATGAAATTGGTTTTGATATTAGTTTCTCAGATGAACAGGTGACGAAAAATGCCACAGAGAAATTTATGAAGGTATATGAAAAAGAACTCAAGGAGAAGATTAAGATATGGATGAAGTAACTTTAATCATTAGACTTCTACAAGATAATTGGTCATCATCAGCCTCTGCTTTAGTCAGTGCAGGTACAATAACTGCAAGTCATAATGCCACTCCTAAGTTCATTGACATTCGTTCCATAGAACCTCAAGAGGGTAGGAGAGTAGACATCGATTCAGAATCGGTGATAATAGTTTTTGAGGACAGTGCTTCTACGACCTATCCAACGATTGATTATTCTGCTCGAAGTGAAGACTTTGGTTTAACATTACATTTGCGTGTTTTACACCGAAGAGACATGACCAGTAACACGTTTTCAAGAGACAGATTAGAGGCATTATACAAGATAGTAAGATACGTCTTGGAAAACAATGCTTTTAGGCCAACTGTCTATGCAACACCCGCCGATACCACAAGTACGGTCTTAGGAGATGCTGATTTAATACGACTAACATCTAGAAATGAAGCGAATGATAGAGGGAAAAGATTATTGGGATATAAGATTGGAGTGGAACTAAAGCGGTTTGCAAGAGCGACATGAGGGATAGAAAATGGTAAGCAATGAAGTATTCGTAGGAGCAAATGCACAAGTAGGAATGAGTCCTGAATTGGACTTGTATTTTCAAGACGCTGTTCTTTCAAGTAGCACTACCTTAACTCTATCAACTGGTCAAGCGGGATTAGTTCACTTAGTTCCTGATTTGTATATCGGCTGCACTGTGAAGATTGGAGCATTAGCCTCAAACAATGCAACTTCATATCGAACTGTCGTAGACAACACCGCAACAACGATAGTCATAGATTCTGCACCAGTTGACTCTAACGGCAGTGCAGTAACTTCAGGAACTATGGATGCGACTATACTTTCGTTTGGTGCGCCTCTCTATGCTTCTAGAGATGGCGGTACTAATCCTAGAATACACTCTGATGGTTGGCTTGGACTAGTCAACACATTCACACCACCAAGCGTAGAGGTGGAGATGAAGCAACTCAACCTTGCTGCTGCTGGTGGTAGGAACTTCGACTATCAGTACAAGGGAGCAGAGACTGTAAGCGGAGGTTCACTAGATGTATCTCTCAACAATGGTTCTTGGTTGTATTACGCATTAGGTAAACTATCTTACACTCTTTCAGGAACTCATGCCACTCTAGACACTTCAAACGGAGAGAACGCAGTTGTTGTCGATATAGATGATGACAGAATACTCAGGTCTTACGAACACAACAACTACCCTGAGATAGATGCTGGTGGTTCTGACTTGACTATTGGTAACTTGAAGGTATACAATGGGACAGACATGTTCAACTATACTTTCTCTGAAGCGAACGATGATGTTCTTCCATCTTTCGCTCTTGATGTAGTATATCGCAAATCAGGACATACTAATACAACGGTATTGGATTCTCTAACTCCAAATGAGAACATGTACTCTAGAATCTTTACAGGATGTCAGGTCAATACTCTCACTCTTAACTTTGAAGAGGGTCAAGAACTAAAGTGTACAATGGATTTAGTTTCAAGAAGAGCCTTTGACCCACCTGCTAACTATTTGCCTCTTGGTGGTAATGCTTCTCTAACTGCTCTCAGTGATGCAGAGAATGGTAGGGGAATGGTAAATTACAGTTCTACTCTAGCAGACAACTATCCATTCCTCTTCTCTGATGGAGAAATAAAAGTCTTTGGTCAGTCTTTGGCTAGGGTAAAAGGTGGCTCTCTTGTCATCAACAATAACCTACTACCGCAGAGGTTCATTGGTAACTACAACAGAGAAATTGCATCTGCTCATCTACCCGGCCAAAGGACATATGAAATGACTTTGACTATGCTCATAACAGATACGAAACTATGGGATGAGTTGAGAAATGCTAACGAATCAACTGGTGCTTTGACATTGAAATTCACCAAAGACACAGGTGAAGAGATTGACATTCAACTTGCTGATTACTTAATCAATGCAGTTACTATCCCATTCCCTGAAGATAAAGGGCCAGTAGAGGTTGAGGTTTCAATCACAGCAAGGACTCTGACGACTGCAACTTACAAGGGTAAGTGGGCAATCATGACTCTTGGCGGTAGTGCGACAGGTAATTAGGAGGCGTAACCAAACAGGTAACGCTATCCAAGTTTTATTCCATCAACACGTTTGTTTGTTGATTTGTTTTGTAGGTGGAAAGAAAAATGACAGAAAGAAAAATTGTAAGTAATAAGAATATGCTGTTCGCAAGAACAGAAACCGAATGCCATCAGATTAGGGTAGCCTCTGATTCTGATGAATACCTCCAAGTTTGGATTAAAGAACCAACTTGGTTACAGGTAGAACAGGCTCTATCGTCTGTAATGGATATGGATGCTCAGGGTCAAACTATGGGTATCAATCTGAACAAGATGTATAGATACATGGTTGAAAACTTCGTAGAGAAGACAGAGCCTCAACTATCTACTACTGACTTAATTAGACTCAATCCCTATATCGGGGCGCAACTAAAAGAAATCCTCCCTAATCCATTCGTGGATGTCATGGGGGATGATAAGGGAAACGAAAACTAATCCGAAGAGCATTGAAAGGTGGAAGTGTAGGTAGTGAGGTGGCAATGAAGATTATGCTATACACTTACTGTACCGCTTTTTCAATCAATCCTTTGGAGGCTTATGATACACCAGTATCCGTAGTAAAAGAAATGTTGGAAATACATGGAGAAGTAAAGAGACTGGAATCGGAGGCAATGAAAGAAGGAACAAAGAAGTGATTAGTAATGTCAACTGCACAAGATATCAAAGACCTTCGTGAAGAGTTTACTGGTATCGACAGAGCCATTGTTGATGGCGCAAAAAACATGAAAACTCTTCAAGCATCATTAAGTAGAACTAATGCAATAATGGGGTCAAAGAATTGGGAGGTGTTCTCTCGATTCATATCAGGAACAGGACTTTGGAGAGTACAGAATAGAATCAAGGCTTCTGTCATCCTTCTCAATGAGATGGCTAGTTCGACAGAGCGAAGAAGACTTGAGGAAGTAAAGCAACTCAAGGTCTATGCAGAGATTGCAGATACTTCCAAAGAAATACAACAAATACAAGCAAACATCGAGATAGCCGAAAAAAGCACTGGTGTAAGAAGGCAAAAAGCCATTGATGACTTGAAAGACCAATCACAAATTTTTGGTGGATTACTATTCCAATATCAGGACTCTAACAAAGCCCTAAAAGAAATGGGCATGATGATGAATAGACAGACTAAGGACATGGAGAAGTTAGAGAAGATTGCAACCAAAACAGCAAGAAGAAGAAAGGATGGTCTACTTGCTAATTCTTTGACATTCAAAATTATTAGTGCTTTAGAAAACAAAATGAAGAGTGTCTTTGACAGCACAAAGGGAATTGCTTCTACTAAGTTAACAAATGTTGCAGAATTTGCTGAAAAGATGAAGGAAGGAACATTTGGAATTACCGAAGAAGAAATTGCTAAGAGATTTGAGGCAATAGGTCGCAGTGAGAGCGACAAAGATAACGTGAGACATAAAGACGGGAAGATAACCGGAAAGATAGGAAACAAGTTTGCTAGTGAAGAGCAGATAAAGGAGTTCAATGAACTGGTAATGTTGGCAGAGGAAAGCAGAACAACGAGAAAGAAAACGGCACGAAAAACTGCTGGTTTCTTCAAGTTCGCCAGTACGCCAATTAGAAACATAGCAAAGCAAATGGTGAGACTAGGAAAGGGAATACTCTCTATTGTCAGATACATGGCAATGGCAGCAGGATACCTGTTAATTCTAATGTTAGGTCTGACTCTATTGAAGAGCGTGTTCGATGAGACAAAGGACGAACTAGCAACAGGTTTTGCTGCAATGAAAGAAGTCTTTGCAATAGGCATGGCAATTGTCGCACAAGGACTAGGTGATGCCAAAGATGCATTACAGAGAATATGGGAGGGTTTTCAAGAGGGTAAACTAATGGAAGTAGTCTATGGCGTAGGAGAGTTACTGCTGGCAGGACTTACAATACTAGGTGGCCTACTAGTTGCTACATTAGGAGCAGTTCTTATTGGTATTGGGACATACATCTCAGAACTCTACAAGCGATTTTACGAAGTTGCCACTAAAGAATTTGGTAATGCTAGAGCAGCAATAGTAGGAGCGACATTGCAAGTAATACGTATTATTGCAAAGATAGTGGCAGCAGTGGCTTTCCTTGCTGTGTTCTTTGGTGGTGGTTGGATTGCTCTATTAATTGCTGGAATTGCTCTAGTGGTTATGAAAGCAGCAGAGTTCCTCTATCAATACTCTGATGAGATAGCAAATGTCTTGTTTGGAATAAAGGATTTCATCATGGGTATTCCTGCTTACATAGCCGGGATACCAGCAAAGATTGCTGATTATATTGGTGATAAGTTCAAGGAAGCATTAGATGTCAAAGGAAAGGTCAAGGATAAAGCCTCAGGAGCATTGAAGAGGGCAGGAAATATTCTTGGATTAGCAGAGGGCGGAAGGATAAGTCAAGGTGGTCTCGCTGTTGTTGGGGAACGTGGGCCTGAACTAGTACAACTGCCAAGAGGAGCGCAAGTTCATTCTAACACTGCATCTAAGGCTATTGCTTCTTCAGTTACTAACCATATAACAGTGCAAGTAACCGGAAGAGTAGGTGCTTCTGATACCGAGATACGAGATATCGCAAATAAGGTCGCAAGGGAAATCAATACTAGAATGAATAGAACTTCGACATCGGTGGTGAAATTCTAATGGCTACAAGTGAAGGATATGCGGGAACAAACTTTCGAGTTTGGTTGGAACTACAAAGAAGAAACGAGATAGGCGGAGATAGAGCAGTCAATAGGATACCTCTCTTTGTGAACGAGATTAGCATTGGAACACAGAAGACCGTTCCTACAATTCCGATTCCATTCGGTTCGTTGGCAACAGGAAAGTCTGAGACACTGGCTTTCGATATGGGTATAGCGAGCAAGAACGTATCGCTTAATGGAATACTGTTGAATCAACGAATATCAAAGAATACAGGAGAGAACGCTGGTTCTGAAAAGGACAAGATACTCACCCCGTTTGAGTTGGCACAATTAATACACTCCTATGTAGATAGTAGTGCAGCACAGGATGACCAGTCAATCAACAAGATAATCATTCTGATTCCTAGCAGAATAGATACTAACTTCAATTATCATTCACCTGAAGGTTCTGAAACTAAGGACATGGCTGAATTACCATTGATACCATTCACGTTTGATAATAGAAGATATGATGAAAGATTCAAGAGAGCCGCTAATGATTTCATAGAGAGCAATGTCGGTGTCTCAGGATTGTTAGACTCAAGCCCAACGAGTTCCTTTACTGATATTTCTGAAATGGATGAACTACCCGGAATGCTAGGCTTCATTCGTTCTTTCAACACTACGTTTTCAGGGGAGCAACCCAATAGTGTCCAATTCACCTTAGAGTTTGAAGTTGCTAAGGTTCTCTCTGAGAACCCAATCAATAACATGTAGGTGAAGATATGGCAACAACAGCACATGTAGGAGATACAAGAGCATTGATATTTCCTGTTATGTGTGATGGACATCTGAAGATAGAGTATGATGACTATAATACGAATACTTCTAAAGATGAGTTGTGGGATTACGGAGGGCCATTTAGTATTGAAGCAATATTAACTCCCTATGATGTAAATGGGGTTGGTAATAGAACAACGGGAAAGGGAAGACTCGACAGCACAAAAACCCCTCCTAGTCCGAATCTATCATTAGATGACCAAACAGATGCAACATCGGACTTTGAGAGTGTCAGTTACTTCGGAGCAGGTAGAAGCACTCACAAGATGATGATATTCTGCAATGACTATCTGAAGTTTTACTTACAGAATACTACGTCATCCAACTTCAATCAACCAGCAGAATACAAGATGGTTGTTGAACTAACTGACTCCATTGGCACACCAATAGCACACACTGTTGCAAGTGAACCAGTGTTTGTCTCTCAGAAGAACCTTGTAGGATATTATGACCCTAATGGATTATACAGTGGAATAACAACAGATAAGACAAAAATAACCAGTAGTGCAACTGGTTCTCTACCAACAGCAACAACAACGGTATCAGGAAACTTGGCTAGTTTCACAAACACTGCTGGAACACTTGGAAGTGCTACATTCACGATGAATGCTCAACCGGGTTCTTCCCACTTGGATGTCGCTGGTTCATCAGCAACAGTAGCAACAGGGGCTATAACATTCAGTAGTGGTTGGAGTCCTACTCCGATAACAGCAAGCACTGCTCCTAGTGACAATAATGCTATCATTTTAAGGAACAGACAAACAGGTTCAGGAACTAGTGCAAATAAAACATATAGATTCTTTTACATTGATAATTCTTCCAGTAATGGATTTCCTTCTGAAATGCAAGGGGCTAGTGCAAGAATATCGGACATGGATGGTATGGCGGGTATGACGGGTGGTGGTCTTATAGTCGATGCATTAACCGGAGCGGGATATTTACCGACTGACATATTTGTTCCTGAAGTGGGTTTAACTTCTAGTGGTAGTAGTCAAAATTTTAGATTAATGTTAAACCAAGCAATCAACACATTCAATGGTGTTGGCAGCAACCCAAGTTCAGGATTGGATATTACTGCTACAACTCTCAATGTCACTGGTGTTACAGGAACTATTTCATTGACACAAGATGCTACTGGAACAGCAGGAAACCATAGCACTACTCCTAATACTGGTCCTGTTATTGGTTCTAGTATTGCTAACGGTGGTAAGTTGACTGCCACTGTTTTCTCAGGAGGAACAAATGCCACAGGTGCTAGTAATGTAAACTACTACATGACAGTAGCATTAAGAAACAGTATTGGTAATTTACAAACTAAATATTTCAAGTTCTTTAGTGGTACTTTTACAAATGGGACATTGGATACTAACAGCACAACAAGTGTTAGTCCTGTTCACAAAGTTTTGATAGGAGGCAATACAAGTGTCACTGCTAGTTATTTAGCAGGAGCAATTAATGCTGCTTTTAGTGGTACGAATTTTGCAGGAGACCAAGCGAGTGCGAGTGGCAGCGTAGTAACGGTCACATCTCCAAGCACATCAACTCAAACTAATCAGGCTCTAGCAAGAGTAAGTGGCTACTCTAGTGTCGTTAGTGTTAGTGGTAGTCAGTTTTCCAACTACTCTGCCGCAAGCACACCAACCGCATTCATCACTTTAGAAGACAGTGCTGGTCTCGTCAAGAAGTACAAGCCAACCAAAGGAGACAATAGTGAGACCAATGGCTCTACTGCAACAGAAGGAAGTAATGATGTTGTCTTCTTTACAAACGTAGCAGGAAATACACAAACGACTGCTGATAATCTAAAAGCAGTCATTGCAGGTTCTTCGGGACACAATGGTTCATTGTCGGTCTCTAGAAGTGGAAGTGTTATTACTATTATAGCGGCTTCAGCAGGAGACCAAGCAATTGCCAGTACAGGAATAACTTCAGGACTAACCTTAGGAGCATTTAGTACAAACACCCAAACAATCACAGTAGGTTCAGGAGAAGCGATTAGCATAGGTGCTGGTAACAGCATATACGATAACGTTGGTACATTGATAGGCACTGTTTCTAGTGTGAGTGGTGATAACATAACTCTTGCAACAAATCCCGCTACAACGGTTACATCTACTATATACAGAGACCAACAAAAAGAAGCATTGTATCTAGAGCAAGTCAACAAAGTAGGAATGTCTTTTGACAGCAATACTATTACCCTGTATTTGAATAACCAACCAGTAAAGAGAGTAAAGGTAAATATCGGCAAGTTCAGATTGGATACAAATCCGGGCGATTGTTTCATTGGGCAAGATGCGAGTCTGTCTGCTACTGCTAGAAAAGCAACGCAATTCATGGGAGAACTCTATGAGATTGCATTTCATAAATCTTCAACTCCATGTGCCAGTATCTCTACACTTACTCCTAATTACAATGATACTCTCTTCTACTATTCTTTTGGTGATTGACAATGGCAAAGACAAACGGAACTATTCTCTATCCTTTGAAATCAGGAGTCAATGAGTCTAATGCTACTGAAGCCTATGCTAGTATGGCTACGGAGTTCTCTGATAGTTTTGCATTCAAGGATGTATCAGTCAATCCTGTATTGAAAGCAACATATGTAGAGTCTGAGACTAGTGGAACTGGAACTGCCACATCTGATGTAGTTCCATCTGTCATATTCACTGAGATTAGAAAGGGGTCTCATGGTGGCTCTATATCCAATGACAAGGCTGACCAAATAGGAAATAGGCTTCTTCCAAAGAATAAGACTATCGCTAACTATGCTACGACTAAGGAAACAACACCTCCCTTCAAAATAAAAGCATATGATACTAGTATTAGTACAGGCGAGACAAATAGAAAGTTTGTATATGCAGATACCTCATTGGGTGCTACTGTCATTGACTATCCTGCTACTGATGTTGTAGCATTAGATATAGAGAACTATGATTACTTCATTATGTTGAATCCTGAGATATATGATTCATCAACACAGACGGATACCGCAAGACCGCACTTTGCCAAGATAAACCGAATATCTACATTCGATGAGTTTGGAGATGGTTTGGAGTTCAGTCCTAAGTATCCTACTTCTATACCGAAGGGAACTAACTTTGAGATATTCAAAGGGCCAGCGAAGACAGATACCGATGTCATGGCTGTGAGTTATGGTCTTCGTGGTGACAATCAGGCTTCGACAGACAACTATGATGTGCTAAACAGAGTCGATAGACCAACGTTCTACTTCTACAATGACAGGTTGGAGCAGGATGACCAATTGGACTACATGGAGAAATACACCGTCACTAGATTGAGATGGTGGGATTACAATCATGGTGGGGCTGGAAATCAAAATCAAGTAGGATTCCTGAATACAAGTAATGCTTACTCAGCGTTTGAAGAAGGAAGTTCATCAAAGAAACTATTCGTTAGCACTGGCAGTTATTCCACTTTTATGAATACAGTCTTTCAAGGAATGTCATTGTTCGATGATGCCACAGATGATTTTGTAGGAAATGTGAAAACAATCAATACTAGTGATAACTCTATTGAACTGGATTTCTCTAGACAAGCATCGTCATCTACATGGAATGCTAGTGGAGGAGCATTCGTTCTTCGTTATGGCAAGGGAATACAGAATATAGTATTCAGAACGGAAGCGAAGTTGAAAGGAACAATAACCAACATCGGAAGGAGAAAACTAGATGCGACTCTTGTGGATAATCTAAGGGCGACTGATGACGGTGATAGTAATTTTAATCCGATTCTATGGCACGAAGCGTTCCCAAACATGAAGAGACATACGGGGGATAGCACATCCGTAACATCAGCGACTCTTGATGGTAATCGAACTGGTCCTTCAAGATACATAACATCTGACCCAAGACCTCGTAGGAATGACATCATTCCATTCACTACGGATATAATTGTCAATAATCCTCAAAATAAAATGAGTAAGATATTCAAAACTAAATTACTAAACAACTCAGGAATGATGTCAGAAAAAATACGAGAGGGTCAGAAACTCAAGGCAATGAAGACAACATTCAGCGACAAAATGACTTTCAAGAAACTACCATTCAAGGCATTCAAGGTAGATGGTGCAAATGAGATTCGATTCACAGAGATGTTCGATACACATGACTACGCATTATCCACTAAACTTGCTGCTAATTCTATCATCAAGATAGATGGTTATTATTATGTGATAGATGCAGTACAGAGTAAATCTTCAGGTACGCAAGATGTCACAGTAAAGGCAAATAAGACTCTCAAGGCAACAACATTCACTGTCGCTGCAACTGTGCATGACTTCGATAATGAAGATGTTGAGATTGCTGCTTGGACAGGAGTTCTAAACACAGAGGACTTTGATTCTGATACTCAGGTAGTTTATGCAGATGGAAACAGACTAACCGTATCAGGCACAACCATACCTAAAGAAGAATCCAAGTTCTATGATACTAAGGTTGTCTTCTCTAATCTCAACACTCATCAGAACCATGTAGATTACATAGACAAGGATATGGAGTTTGTCAAGTTCCAAGACGCAAGTAGAAAGTTCTATCAGAACACAAACATACAGAGATTCTACTATTATACAAATACATACAGTTTGCAAGAAGAGGTCTTTGATGGTACAGTTGAATTAAGTGAGACTTCTGCTGAGAATGGTCTGTCAACGTTGGTGATTGAAGGAAGAGATACTAATGCTGCTTTGTTGAACACTTTGATAGACAAGAATCTATCCTTTTCTGAGGACATGGTGTATAGCACATTGAATCCTATTGTACCAGCATTGAATGAAACAACTATGGATGTAAGCGGTGTGAGTGGCAAAGTCATTACTCACGCTGCGATAAGCAATTGGAATACTACTGCTTTAGCAAGAATTTTGTTGTTTACTAGAAGTACCACTGAAGCAGACAATATGATTTTTATTGGGGAGGTAGCATCGGCAACAACAACTGCTACAACTCTCACACATGAGCCTTTGGTGACACTATCCACTACTGCGGATACTGATATCTACTACTATGACCCTCATGCTGAAGCAACATACCTCTCAGGCAAGAAAGCGATTGGTAGCAATTCATTGATAACTAACTCTGCTACTGATTTCTCAAGAGTCAGCGACAAAGGCTTGGTATTCTCCGATTCATTCTCGTTTAATAGAACAGATACTAGAACCAAGTTAGAATCGACATCCAACACTGCTTCATTCGCTGAAGACAGAACACTAGGATATGATATCACTAGCCCAATAAGTATTAACTCGTTAAACACCAGTACATTGAATGCAGACTCTGCTTTTGCAATACAGTTGTCAAAGGAAACAGGAGTATCAACAACAAAAATTAGCAAGATGACATATGCTTCCGAGATGTTTGATATTGTAGAAACCATTTCTAAGGATGATGGTGGATTCAAAATGTCAATCTCACCAATATGTCCTTTGGTTATGGCTAGACTAGAAAGCAACACTGCTGACACTAGAACTGGATATTCATTCTACATGGTGAATAACAATGTAAACACTGGTGGATTCATACATAGAGTAGACCCACAAATAGGAGGAAAGGGAAATCAACAAAACACCTTCTATACACCCAAAGAAACATACAGGTATTGGGATACTCAAATATTACAAGCAGGAATGATTACTAAGTCGGATGCTGGAATATACGAGAGTGCTAATCATCCACAGGCAATATCTGCTTATTCAATTGCTTATCCAATAAAGGCAAATGGTATCGCACCTTCTTCACCTACTCTATCTGTCTCTTCTGCTCCTCTGTTGGGAAGCAACATGAATGACTCTAACTACACATTAAGACATGCAACAGGGAGTGCATTTGTCGATGTTGCTAGTGTGACTAATGTAGTGCCACCAAACCATGCTATCAGTTCTACTGGTACAATTAATACAAGGATATCTGACATAAACAAATTATTGCATCATGCTCCTAAAGCACAGAACTATGAGATATTCGCAACAGGAGATTTATTTCCATATTCAAACCTAAGATACAACAACATTGGAAGTCAGACAATCAACTTTGAAGACTTAGCATGTCTACTAGAAAGCAGTGGAAAGAACTCTACAACATCAGTTTCCCATTCATCTTACAGTGGAACTACAAAAATGATTGAGAAGACAGATACGAACTATGAAAGAGTATCAATAAAATCTGCTAGTACGACTACGAACAACATCAAGAGGTTCGGTATTGCTAGATTAGTAGAAGCAACCTTTGATTGGCATTTTAATCCTGTTGACCCTGATTCACTACCCACTCCTAATGATGCACTACTAGACATCGAAAGATATCAGATGTATGCAGTTAGAGAAACCAGTCCTGCTACGTTAGCAGCCGTCAAAGATGGTAGTAACAATAACACATTGACTTTCACAGGTGGTGGTACTCTATCACTAGCAGAGGGAGATGCTGTCTTCAGAGCAGATACAGGAGAGTTGGTATTCATTGTCAAGGGAACTATTACTACTATGAGCAGTGGTGCAAATCAATCTAACTTGGAAAACGTAACAGGAGACAACACTGCTCTAAACACTCCTGCATATCTAATCAGACAATACTCAAAGTTGTCCTTTGAGATATTCAAGTTTGAAGATGAAGGGTTTCAAACACCAATACTAACGAATGATGACTTTGCTGAGTCACAGGCAAAAGTAGATTTCACAAGTGTCTACTTAGCAAGACCTAACTATCATTCAGAGGGTGGTATATTCAAGTATGCTAAACTCAGCAATAACAGTGATGATTTTTTGCCGCCTAGTGTTTTCATTCCATTCGTATTCAAATCATCAACACATAGCACGAATCCCAATGTCTCGGATTTGAGTCCATATCATCCTGAATACACATGGCATAGTGACACCGGATTGAATAGTGGAACTGACATTTTTACAAACAGTTCAAGGGTTATTGCAGGTTTAGTACATAGACCCGGTAGTGCCACTGATGTTCATCGTGCAGAAAAATATGGACTACATACCGATGCTCATCCTTATGAGAACTGTATTGGAGTATTTAGAAACATCAGGAAAATTAGTGCAGATGGGCCAAGTGTACCAAATGACATGTTTCAAACAAGTGCTATACTAGGAAGCAGACAAGAAATAACCAACCACACCGATTATGTTACTGGCTTCGATGGGGGCAGTAATGACAGTGCAACTGACCTTGACCAACACACTGTAAATACAATGATATTCCAAAATAATCCGCACACCTATGCAATAACAGGGACGCATACGAGGTCAGGCAGAGTTGACAATACTGGAAATAGTGGTGTAGGGTCTTTTACTGATTTGGGAGTGAAATACTTCTTAGGTTCTAGCGAAGGTGAATCTGTAACAACCACAGAATATGACTTACATAATGATACCGATTTCACCTCTAGTAACGATGGTGGACTATACAGAGCGCAGATGATGATAAAACCTGTACTAGACATAACTGATGGGAACATAACTCTTAGTCAGACTAATAGTGCAAGGGACACAATTACCATTGATACTAGTGATTCTGATTCACAGCACACTTGGCTCTCTTTCGTTCCGAATCTAACAGGATACTACCTTGTTGCTGAGAAGACTTTGGAGTTGAAAGACGAATTATCTCTTGGTCTTGCTGCAAAGGTGGCTGCATCAGCAGTACATAAGGGAGAGATATTTGAGTCAGGAAGAGGAGGAAACATTGGTTTCATGGCTAAGATTATCAGCCACACCACCAATCAAACAACTAACACAGCCACTTCATTTACCCATGTAATAAAATTAGATAGAAGTATAGAAGACGATTCCATATTTTTCGGCAACCAACGAGCAAGAAAACCAAGATTCAGATTGATGAGGCTGGCGGAGACAACATTTAGAGATACACCGAAAGAGATAATTTTGAATCGATTACATTCAACTGGTTTGGATTACAGTGAAACTACTTCTAGATACGATACAGGTAACAGGTCAGGAAACTCAAGACAACATCTAGACGAAGGAGTATTCAGTGCTTATGTATTGATGAACTTGGATAAAGCACCTGAAACAAGCAGTATCGAATCGATAGTTCCTGAAACACCTAGTAATTCTGTGTATAACATGCCATTCTCAACTGGCGATGTTTTTGATTGTTTTATTACAGATGGTATGAATAAACAAAGGAAACTAATGACCTTTACAGATGTTTCACCATCAATAAAGGATGGAGTTAGGCAGCGAGAGGCTAAACTAACATATGAGGGAACATTAACTGGAAATGGAGTAGTGTCATTTGGTGAGATAATAGAGTTGGAGTTAGATAGAAAACCGAATCTAAACAATATATCAAAATGCCATATTGGAACTAGTATGATTATCGGTGAAGAGGTAGAGACAGAGATTGAGCGTATAGCCAAGGAAGCAGGTCTCGATATTGACATGGTGCAGTCTCAAGCAGAGTTCACTGGAAACATCGTGAGTTCAGTCTCTAATAATGTCATTACTTGCAAAGCCACAGTAGAGAATATTGCAGATGGTGATATAATATTCACACATGAAGGATATCCAATAGGTTCTGTTTCCTCTACTAGTGGAACTACTATCACTGTTAATGATGTAGATACTACTGATGCAGATGTGGATTTATGGTTCGTTCCTCTTCTAAATGATGAGATAATTAAGTTCAACAAGAAAACATTCGTTAGTACCGATAATTTCATTCAAGCATCTGCTTTCCAAGTATTGAACAAATTAGCAGGAAAGAAGAACTTGGATTTTAGAATTAATAATAGAAAAGTGGTATTTCGTGATTTAAATTCTGCTGCCTTGTTGAGAAAACAGGGAATTTCTTATCGAAGCCATAGAATCTTCTCCGTGAAGAAAAATAGTTCGTTGTTTGCTAAGGCTAACAAAGTGACTGTAATTGGTGATAGGATAAGAACAAGTGTGGCAAATGATGAGAGTGGTACACACATAAACTTCGTAGATGCAAATATCAGAACTATCACGGATGCGAAGGTAAAGGCAAACGAATTATTGGCACTTCATTCATCAGATGCTAGGAAGATAACACTTAATGTCGAGAAGAAAGGTCTTGAGACTCTTGAAGCAGGTGATATCGTTTATTTGGATTTTCCTCAATATGATATTCCACCTAATGATTATGTAATCTTTGAGATACAGAATGTACTAACACCAACTCTCACAATGACAGTAGGTACTTTTGATAAGACGATAGCAGAGAGATTGTCAGAAATAGGAAGTCAACAGAGTTCTAGCAACTCTACATTATTCAGCAGAAACTCACAACAAGTTTCAGTCGGTAAAGTCTTCAAGGATTCTATACCGTTAAAGACTACATTGGTTCAGTATACAATTACTGGAACGGGTGAGACAGCCAATATGGGCTTTGATGACCTGTTTGGATTTGGTGAGACATTAGGATTCGAGACAACAGCAGGTCAAGTTATAGGATATTACACAAGTGAGGATTAAAAATGACAGTGGTAAATGAAGGAACAAGCAGAATAGCGACATTGATAGCAGGAGATTTCAATATTATTGCAATAGGTGATGGTGGTGACAGTACATCAGCAAGCCAAACAGGGTTGAATAACTTCGTCTTTCAACACCCATCAACACAAACACCGACAGTGGTGGGTTCTACTTTAGTTTACAACGTGAGTTTTACAGGGTCGCAGATACCACCATCAGGAGTTTCAGAATTAGGCATTTTCAAATCGGGTACTACAAACGGAAACGGCACGTTATTGAGCCGAGTCACCTTCACGAATACTGGTGTTGTAGCAAGTGGAGACACAGTTTCGTTTACAGTTAGAGTAGAGGTGGGTAATTAATGACGACAAATCCGGGTATAATTTCAACACTAGCGACCAATCCAACTGCACAACTGAAGGATAACACAGACAATATACACTCAGGAATCATCAAGGCACTACACGCTGCCACTGGTGAGAACAGAGGAATAGATGGATTCGGACTAACACAAGTTGATGGAGGAACAACTAGTTCGTTTCAAGTGGCAGCAGGTAAAGTTCTGAGAGATGGTAAGTTAGTTAGCGTATCAGGTGCTACGTTAACAACGACCACTGCTACTATTGCTCCTAACTCTAATGATTGGTATGGTGTGATTGTAGTAACCTCATCAAATGTCTTAGCATGGAGACATGGTGCTGTTACTGGAAAGGCAACCACTGGTGCAGCGACTGTTGCAGAACTAGCAACGGCAGACATACCATTGATTGTGATAAAGGTAGATACAGGAGATGCAAACGATGCTACGGATAGACTACATCAGTTTCTATTCTATCCACAATCAACCCGGCAGTTCTCTGCAATCAACAGTGGTTCTGAGACAATGCGAATCAATAATGATGGAACACTAACCAAGGGTTCTGCTACTATTACATTACCTTCTAGCACAGGAACACTAGCCTTAACCAGTGAGATATCTAACTTAGGAACAAGCAATTTAGCAGATGATGCAGTGACTGCGGCTAAGTTAGCATCCAGTGCTGTTGTTACAGCAAGCATTGTTGACTCAAACGTGACGACTGCTAAGATTGCAGATAACAATGTAACTACTGCTAAGATTGCAAGTGACGCAGTAACCTATGATAAGATACAAGACATCGGCACAGCAAATCGAGTTCTAGGTAAGTCTTCCACAGGAACAGTAGAAGAGGTACAAGTCACATCAGCAATGATAGCAGATGCAACAATAGCGACAGCAGATGTGGCTAACGATGCAATCACATATGCCAAGATGCAAAACGTATCTGCTACAAACAGAATACTTGGAAGGGACTCTTCAGGTGCAGGAAACATAGAGGAGATATCCCCTGCCAATCTAGTGACCATGCTTGGTATAGAAGCAAGTGCAGATGTTACAGATACAGACAATGTGAAGACTGCTTTGCATAATGTGAATCTAGGAACTTTCAGCCTTGGTGATTCAAGCGACAATATCAGTGTGGGAAATCTGACTATCGGTGGCGATTTGACTGTTAGTGGCACAACAACCACTACTCTTTCAAACACTGTTAACATAGGTGACAGTATAATCACCTTAAACTCAGACGAGACAGGCACACCATCACAAGATGCTGGTATAGAAGTAGAGAGAGGAAACCAAACCAACAAGACATTATTTTGGGATGAGAGTGCAGATAGATGGACAGTTGGTTCTGAGACATTCGTTGCAGGGACATTCATTGGAAACCTAACAGGAACTGTATCGTCTACCACTGCCTTAGCAAACGCTAGAAACTTTGCACTATCAGGTGATGTAACTGCTAGTGCGGTCTCTTTTGATGGAACAGGAAATGTTACTCTATCTACTGCGATTGGTGCAAATACTGTCGGTGCAACTGAGATTTCAGATGGGTCAGTAGGCACTACACAACTAGCAAATCTAAGTGTAACAACTGATAAGATTGCAAATTCTAATGTCACTACTACTAAACTAGCAGATGACTCAGTGACCTCTGCAAAGATTGCAGATGACGCAGTTCTAACTGCTCACGTTGCAGATGACCAAATCACGGCTGCTCTAATGGCAAATAACGCAGTAGGTACTGCTGTAATAGTTGATAGTGCAGTTACGAATGCAAAACTAGCAGGAAGCATTGCTCAGTCTAAGATAACAAACCTAACCTCAGATTTAGCAGGTAAGCAAGCAGCCTTGACTTACGGCTCAGGATTATCTAACTCAGGAGCAACAATAAACGTAGATATTACTGAACTAAGCACTGAAAATGGGATACACAAGACAAATGATTTCTTGATGTATAATGATACTGGTAGTGGACTAAAGAAAATCAACCTCTCAAATGTCTTTGCTCAACTCGCAGCATCAGACATACCGAACTTAGCAGCAAGTAAGATAACCAGTGGAGCATTCGCAGACGCTCGTATTCCTAACCTCGCTGCAAGCAAGATTACTAGTGGAACATTTGCCACTGCAAGAATAGCAGATGATGCAGTTACATTCGACAAGATACAGAATGTAGACTCAGGTGTTATACTTGGAAGAACTAGTAGTAACACTGGTTCTGTTGAAACCCTTTCTGCTTCTGCTGCTAGGTCTCTTCTGAGTGTAGATGTCAGTGGAACAGACAACTCAACCAACGTTACATTGGCAGGAAGTAGAAACTACCTAACGCTGAACGGTCAACAAATTACTCTTGGTGTTGTAGATATATCGGATGATACTAACTTAGTTGACGGAGACCGTATCACATTAAGTGGGGACACTTTGAATGTGGATGGAGACTTGGCTAACTATGACAACAGCAACAGTGGATTCCTTACAGCACACCCCACCGTTCCCGGTGCAGCCAGCACTGTTGATAACTCAGGAAGCAGAACTTACATTCAGTCAATAACACTAGATTCTCATGGACACATAACTAACCTGACTTCAGCAACTGAAAGTGTGACTGATACAACATACAGTGTAGGAGATGGAGGCTTATCACAAAATAACTTCACCAATACATTGAAATCTAAGTTAGATGGAATAGAGGCGGGTGCTAATAGTTTCAATCTTGCTCATGCTTCAGCATCTACTCTTGGTGGAATAAAGGTAGGTAGTAACCTAACGATTAATGCAGGAACAGGAGTGCTGTCTGCCGATAGTCAATCAGATGTCAACTTCACATCTGCTTTGAATACTAAGTTAGCAGGAATAGCAGCAGGTGCAACAGCAGGAGCAAACTTTGCAACCAACGTATCTAATATCTCAGTAACCAATGCTCAACTAGCCGGAAGCATAGCAAACAGCAAATTAACTAACTCATCTGTCACTGTTAACGGTAGCACTGTTGCTTTGGGTGGTAGTATTACACTCACAAGTGCAAATGTGGCTGAAGGAGCGAATCTGTATTACACTGATGAGAGGGTAGATGATAGGGTCAATGCATTATTTACTGATGGCGAAGGAATAACCACTACTTACAATGATTCTAGTGGTACACTAACAATAGATGCTGAAGAGGCTACTTCATCTAACAAGGGTGTAGCGTCTTTCGCCAGTGCTGACTTTGATGTGAGTAGTGGAGCAGTAAGTGTAAAATCAGGAGGAATAAGTGATGCACAACTTGCTGGTTCTATCTCAAATGACAAACTCTTGGCTATTGCACAAAGCAAAGTTACAGGATTACCAGCAGCCTTGAGTGCTAAAGTAGAAAATCTAAGTGACCTAAGTATCACTGCTTCTGCCGCAGAGATAAACATCCTAGATGGTGTGACAGGAGTATCTGCTGCTGAGATTAGCCATCTAAACGGGGTAACATCATCGATTCAAACTCAATTAAATGGTAAACAAGCGGCTGGTAACTATCTAACCACATCTACCACCATCGCAGACCTTGCTGGAATAACTGCTTTAGATACAGATATCACTGCCGTAAGTGGTAGCCACGATACTATCCCATCTGCAAAGGCTGTGAAGAGTTATGTCGATTTAGTTTCATTTGATGCAAATGATACACAATATGCATTCAGTGTAGAAGATACTGGAAGCACTAATACAAAGAGACTGAAACTCACTGGAACTGATGGAAGTTTTACTTCTGTCAACTTTGAAGGTAGTTCTAACGTCACCGTCACTAGAATCAACGAGAGAATCATAATTGATTCTTCTGCTCAACCAGTTACCTCCGCAGCATTTAGTGAAGGAACTCTCACACTCACTAAATCAGACAGTACGACATTTACGGCCACATTACCTGATGCTACCACATCTGCTCATGGATTAATGACAGACACTCAATTCGATAAACTGGCAGCAATTGAGGCTGGTGCTACTGCCGACCAAACTGCCGCAGAAATTAGAACTCTAGTTGAATCTGCATCAGACTCAAACGTATTCACAGATGCAGACCACACGAAACTAAACGGTATTGCTGCTAGTGCTAACAACTACTCAATTTCCTCTGACTTGTTAGACGAGGATAACATGGCTTCTAACTCAGCAACAAAGGTAGCCAGTCAGCAGTCAATAAAAGCATATGTTGACACAGAAGTAGCAGGGGTAATTTCTTCTGCTCCTGCCGCACTTGACACGTTAAATGAACTAGCGGCTGCTCTTGGTGATGACGCTAACTTTGCGACTACAACATCCACTTCACTAGGCAACAGACTCAGAGTAGATACTGACAGTCAGGGTCTTTCAGCAACACAGCAAGGCAACGCAATAACAAACTTGGGAATAACTGCAAGCCTAGCAGAGATAAACATACTAGATGACGGATTATCTGCAAGCGACATACCAAGTCTTGCTGCTTCTAAGATAACAAGCGGTACGTTAGGTACTGCAAGGATACCGAGTCTCGCCACTAGTAAGATTACTTCAGGAACATTTGCTAATGCAAGAATATCTGCGGGAAGTGTAACACAACACCAAGCAGCGTTGTCAATTACTGAATCACAAATAAGTGATTTAGATTCATACATTACTGCGGTAAGAACAGTCACAGCAGGTGGTAACACCTTAGCAAGCAGTGAGACACTAGCATTTACTGCTGGTTCTAATGTAACTATTACTGAAAGTAATGGAGCAGTTACTATTGCATCTACTGATACTAACACTAACACTCAACTAACTCAAGAGCAGGTAGAAGACTTCGTGAACGGAGTAATTGTTGCTGGAACTAACATAACCAAAACATATGATGATTCAGCAGGTACTCTAACCATCGCTTCCACTGGAAAAACACAAGAGGAAATTGAGGATATTGTTGCTAACTTAGTAGTAGCAGGAAGTAATGTGTCAAAGACTTATGATGACGCAAGTGGTACACTAACAATAGCATCCACTGACACTAACACTCAGTTGACAACAGAACAGGTAGAAGATATCGTAGGTGCTATGGTAAGCAGTAATACTGAGACCAACATGACTGTAACTTATGATGACACAAACGGTAAGTTGGATTTCAGTTCTACTAACACCAATACTCAATTGTCTCAAGAAAATGTAGAGGATTTCGTTGGTGGAATGGTTACAGGTAACACTGAGACATTCATTAGTGTCACATATGAAGACGGAGATGGAACGCTTGACTTCGTAGTTCCAGTGAAAGACGAAGACAATATGGCTTCTAACTCAGCAACACATCTTGCTACTCAACAATCAATCAAGACTTATGTTGACACTGAGGTAGCAAGTCTAGTAGATTCTGCTCCGGGTGCATTGAATACACTCAATGAATTAGCAGCAGCGATAAATGACGATGCTACTTTTTCTTCAACAGTTACCACTGCATTAGGTAATAGGCTTAGAGTAGATACCGCTTCACAAGGACTTAGTGGAACACAGCAATCTAATGCTAGAACTAACTTGAATGTAGATGTCGCAGGAACAGATAACTCAACAAATGTAACTCTTGCAACTGTATCAAACAACTATCTCAGTCTATCGGGTCAAGCAATCACTGCGGGTACAGTGCCTCTTACATTAGGGGGAACAGGAGCAACTTCTGCATCTGCGGCTAGAAGTGCATTAGGAGTCGATGCTGCTGGAACTGATAACTCAACAAACGTTACACTCACAGGTAGTGGGAACTACTTGAGTATCAGTGGTCAGGCAATTACAGTAGACCCAATAGATATCTCAGATGATACTAACCTAACTGCTGGAACAGGAATAACTCTAAGTGGAGATACACTGAATGTTGACGCAGCACAGTCAGGAATAACAAGCGTAGGAACATTATCTGCTCTAACTGTATCAGGTGATGTAGTAGTAGACACTACCACATTTAAGATAGATACGACCAACAATCGTGTTGGTATTGGTACAGCAACCCCCGGATATAAACTACAAGTAGAAGGCTCATTTGCTGCTCAAACTAAGTCTTTCGTAATTCCACATCCTACCCAAGAAGGTAAGACTCTACAACACGGTTCTCTTGAAGGGCCGGAACATGGTGTATATCATAGAGGTAGAATAACAGGTAGCGACAATATGGGTGTATCAATCGACCTTCCTGAGTATTGGAAGGAACTAGTTGATGAAGATACAATCACAGTACAATTAACTGCAAACGGTGAGTTCCAAATGTTATATGTAGAAAAGATAGAAGACAATCGTGTGTTCGTAGGTAATGCAGCAGACGAGGGTGTTGACTGTTTCTACATAATACACGGTGAGAGAAAGGATGTTGGAAAGATGGAGGTTGAATACTAATGGCTAACTCAGATAAGGACATTCTAATTACACCAAACACAGGAGAGAGTGCAAAACCAAAGATAGAAGTTACTGGTGCTAATAACGCAACCAAGACAATCACAATCAATGACGATGGAACTTTGTCATTTGATTCTACGATAGCCGCAACAACTGGCTCAGTTGCTGATGGTAATGCTAACCTAGTTACTGGTGATGCAGTTTTCGACTACATAGCAGCACAGAACTTTGCTTCTTCAGGAGCATCTAACTTCGTGATAGGAGATATCACAGGACAAACAGCGTTGACAAGTGGGCTTGCTTCTACTGATGAATTGGTTCTCAGTGATGCTGGTACATTGAAGAAAATGGATGTCAGTGTACTACAATCATACATGCAGAGCAACCTTACATTTACTACTGATACTATTCTTACTACTGAGAACGTTCAAGATATAGTTGGAGGAATGTTTTCCTCTAATACAGAAACAGGTATTTCAGCAACATATGAGGATAGTGATGGAACAATAGACTTGAACGCCACAGGAGATAAGACACTTTCTAGTAGTGTTCAACTAATTGGAGCAACTACTACTAACCTTAGAGTAACAACCGGAGCAGCAGCATCAAGTGGAGCAACTCTATCTTTTGTTGGTAGCGATAACAATGTGATTAGTGACCTTACGATTCCCTCTAGTAACGGTACTATTTCTCTTTCTGATACCCAACTAACCACCGAACAAGTGCAGGATATTGTCGGTGCTATGTTCTCAAGCAATACTGAGACTAGGATATCTGCAACATACGAAGATGGAGATGGAACGATAGATTTAGTCGTTGACGACATGACTGCTGATACGAATACACAATTATCCACAGAACAAGTTCAAGATATTGTAGGTGCAATGTTAGTAGGTACTGAAACAAGAATCGGCGTTACCTATGATGATACGAATGGTAGGATTAATTTCGTAGTAGATGACATGACAGCAAACACTCAATTGACATTACTTGACGAAGATAATTTTGCAACTAACAGTGCAACTGCTGCTGCTAGTCAACAGTCGATAAAGGCATATGTCGATAGCGAAGTTGCAGGACTAGTAGACTCATCACCATCTGCTCTCAATACCTTGAACGAACTCGCTGCTGCTCTTGGTGACGATGCTTCTTTCTCCACAACAACCGCTACATCGTTAGGAAACAGATTAAGAGTTGACGTTAGTAATCAAGGACTTACTTCTACCCAACAAGGAAATGCCCTGACAAATCTAGGTATTACCGCTTCCTTAGCAGAAATAAACATACTAGACGATGGGCTTGCAGCAAGTGATATACCAAACTTAGCGTCTTCCAAAATAACAAGTGGAACATTAGGAACTGCTAGAATACCAAGTCTTGCTACAAGCAAAATAACTTCGGGAACTTTTGCAGACGCAAGAATTGCTGAATCAAATATTACTCAGCATTTGGCTGCTGGAACAGGTCTTTCATTATCAGGTAAGACATTTAGTGCTAACTTATCTGCATCTGATATACCAAATTTAGCAGCGTCTAAAATTACGTCAGGAACTTTCGCAACAGCAAGAATAGCAGACGATGCTATTACGTCAGCGAAGATAGCAGACGATGCTATCATAACGGCATTGATTGCTGATGACCAAATAACAAACGCTTTGATGGCTGATGACGCAATTGACAGCGCACAGTTAGCAGATGCTTCTATTGATGAAGTTCATCTGAATGCTACCAATTCTCCTACTGATAATTACTTACTGAGTTATGATTCTGCTAGTGGCGGATTTACTTGGGTAGTGTCTCCAAGTGGCGGTGGTGATGTAAGAACTGTTACAGCAGGTGGAAATACACTTGATGCTTCTGAAACTCTTGCGTTTACAGCAGGTAATAATATAGCAATCAGTGAGGGTGGTGGAGCAGTAACAATTAGTTCTGTCGCAGGTAATGTGCAACTTGCTAATAGTATAGCATTATCAGGGGCGACAAGTAATAATCTACGAGTTACAACAGCCACTGCCGCTTCTAGTGGAGTGACTCTATCATTTGTTGGAAGTGACGGTAACAGTATAGGTAATCTCACAGTACCATCAGGTAATGGAACAATATCAACTTCTGACACTCAACTTACCACAGAAGCGGTTCAAGATATAGTCGGAGGAATGTTCGGTTCAAACACCGAGACAAGAATAAGTGCAACGTATCAGGATGGTGACGGAACAATTGATTTGGTAGTAGACGATATGACTGCTAATGACAATACTCAACTCTCAACAGAACAAGTACAGGACATTGTAGGCGGTATGTTCAGTTCAAACACTGAAACGAATACTACTGTTACATATCAAGACGGGGATGGAACTATCGATGTTGCTGCTTTAGGATATGCTTACACTGCGACATCGGGTTCAGAACAGTTCTTGATTTCAGACGAAAGCGATGCGGCTTTGCTTAAGGTGGTACAAACTGGAACTGGTAGTTCCTTTGAAGTGCATGATGCTAGTAGCGACTCTACTATATTCCAAGTAGGTAGCGGTGGTGCTACCAGTGTTGGTTTAGGTGCTGGCTCAGGAACAGGTTCTGACATTTTCTTTGCACAAGGCAGAGCCTCTGCACAAATATGGACATCATCAACAGATGGAAGTGCATCTGCTCCTGCATTTACACGAAGAACAGACCTGAATACTGGAATGTTCTTCCCAACAGGTGACACTCTTGCTTTCGCAACAGGTGGCACTGAAAGACTTAGATTATCAAGTAGTGGTATGCAATTAAACAGTGCCTACACTTTTCCTACTTCTGACGGTTCTGCTAATCAAGTATTAGTTACTGATGGTAGTGGGACTCTATCATTTGCTGCACAGACAGATACTAATACTCAATTAAGCACAGAACAGGTACAAGATATAGTTGGTGCTATGTTTGGTAGCAATACCGAAACGAGAATATCAGCCACATATCAAGATGGTGACGGGACTATCGATTTAGTCGTAGATGATATGACGGCGGATACTAACACACAACTCTCTACTGAGCAGGTTCAAGATATTGTAGGTGGTATGCTTGTTGGAACAGAAACAAGAATAGGAGTCTCCTATGATGATACCAACGGTAGAATCAATTTTGTTGTGGACGACATGACAGCAAATACACAATTGACTCTACTTGACCAAGACAACATGAGTTCCAATAGTGCAACAGCCGCAGCGAGCCAGCAATCCATCAAAGCATACGTTGATGCAGAAGTAGCAGGTATTGTTGATTCAGCACCTTCTGCTCTTAACACTCTAAATGAACTTGCAGCAGCACTAGGAGATGATGCTAGTTTCTCTACTACAACTGCAACTTCTCTAGGAAACAGATTGAGGATAGATGTCAGTAACCAAGGACTAAATTCAACTCAGCAGGGTAATGCACTAACAAATCTAGGAATAACCGCTTCACTTGCTGAGATTAATATTCTAGATGATGGATTGGCAGCATCTGACATCCCTAACTTGGCTACTTCAAAGATTACAAGTGGCACATTTGCTGATGGTAGAATAGCACAGAGCAACGTGACTCAACATCTAGCAGTTGGTTCAGGTGGAGGTATTGGTCTCTCAGGCAAGACATTCTCACTAGACATTGACGGAATGACGGACATTGGAGCAGCATTAGTAGACGCTGACCTAATGATAGTGGATGATGGTGCAGGTGGTACTAACAGAAAGGCAACAATGTCTAGACTAAAGACATACATGCAGAACAATCTAACGTTCACCACTAACACAAATACACAAAGAGCAGCAGGTACTAACATATCACTAAGCGGAAACACATTAAATGTAGATGACGCTTTCCTAAAAAATGATGCTGATGATACAACTTCGGGAATATTAACTGCTGCGGCTTTAGTAAGTAACGGTGCTATTACAGTAGGTAGCAAGGTGTTGAAGACTTCAGGTAATGCTCATGCTTTTGGAAATGATACTCAAGAGTTCCACACTGGTTCTACAAACCGTATGGATATTAGTGATAGTGGTGTTAGATTTGGTGGTAGTGGTGCAAGAATTACAACAATAAATACTGGATTTACTGACAATGACACTTCTCTAATGACTTCCCAAGCAATCAAGGAGAAGATTGAGAACTATGGATATATCACTTCTCAAATGACATTCGTTCTAGAGGATGATGATGGTACTGAGGTTTCTATATCAAATGCTGAAGAGATTAAGTTTCACAGTGGAGATACAAGCGTAGACATCAACTACTCTGACATATCTCCGGGTTCAGATGCTGACCCATTCGACTTAG